CAACACAATCACCGGCCGCGATGGTGCGGCCATACACCCACTACTTTGCACCGGGCACTGAGTTCTGGTTTAGGTGGGAGGGGCCGGAATGGCTGGTTGTCGCACAGGTGCCTAACCCACACGTGGACGAGTGGAAGACCATTGAGATCGAGGACTGGGAAACCGAGATGGGTGGCGAGGTTTGCTGGGACGAGCTCAAGGTGTACGCAGCACGCTACAGCCATCAAGAGTTCGAGCGCTACTGTGCAAGCAAGGCAGATCCCCACGACGCAGCACACGGAGACGACCGATGATCAGCAAACGTACACATTGTTCAGACGCATACCTGCGGCTGCTTGGCTTAAGCAAGGTGCCTGAGATGGGCACCCGGCAACGGGTTGATTTTGACATCGTCAAGCACATGGACACCAACGGCTTTGGCAGCGCACGCACGCTATGCACCGTGGCCCACTGCTCGTCGGCCATGCTTGGCTATCGCATGCGAGCTCTGCGTGACAGGGGCATCGTCAGGCGCGTGCATGGCGGTGCTGAGGCAGTAGCGCTGGGCTGTGTTTGCTTGCTGGCCAAGCGGCGAGCCTACACGCTCACGGCCACTGCACGGCGTGAAGTGTGGCAGCACCGGCTACGGCAGCGGGCTGTGAGTAAGCTCGGCAAGGCACCTAAGCGCACCCGGGCTGGCCGCTGGTAGCCTGTAGGCGCGTTCGGCTGTGCCTAGGCCCGTTGCCTCTGCGGAGGGGCAGCGGGCCTTTTGAGTGCTTGGCTCAGGGTTGCTGGCAGCTATCGTGTGGCGCTGTGGGGCGTCGTGTAAGGGGAATTCGTGAGCTAGGGTAGGCCAGGGTGAGGGCTGTCTGATTGTGGGGCTTAGGCGGGCTTACAGCGGGCCTGGCTGCTGGTATTTGGCTCTGTAGGCGGGCTGGCTGGGGCTGTAGGCGTGGGCCAGGCGTGGGCTGGTACCCTGCCGGGCATGCCTGCCACCGGCAAAAGGAAACGTGCGAAACATGCTAAGAGCAAGGTTCGAATTCCTGAATCTGAGCGTCTTGTGGCTAAGGATTCGCATGCGAGGCCAGGTGCTCCGCCCAAGCGTGCCCCGGATGAGAAATGCCAGGGGCGCAAAACGAATGAACGTTCATACTGCACCAAACCCGCAGGCTGGGGCACTGAACACGTTGGCTATGGGCGTTGCCGCAAGCATGGTGGGAACACACCCATGGGCAAGAAGGCTGCGGCCAAGCTGGCTGCCGAGTCACTGGCACACAGCTACGGGCTGCCCATAGAGGTTGACCCACAGGAAGCATTGGTTCAGGAGCTACACCGCACAGCAGGGCACGTGGGCTACCTGAAAACTCTGGTTGACCAACTTGAGGAAGACAAGCTGCACGGCAAGGTGGGCACTGAGGGTGCGGCTGAAGGCAAAACGTTCTTGGCCAAAAGCGAGCCGCACGTGCTAGTGCGAATGTACCAAACCGAGCGGAAGATGCTGGAGCGCATTGCCAAGTCGTGCATTGAAGCTGGCATCGAAGAGCGTCGTGTGCGCATCGCAGAAGACCAAGGCAAGCTGTTCGCGCAAGTGGTGCAAGGCATTCTGAAAGACCTAAATGTAGATGCTACAGACCCGGACGTAGGCAAGATCGTCCGCCGCAATTTCACACTGATCGACTCTGGCCAGTCGGCAGTCGCGGCGAACAATTGACTTCACACATCTTGGGCCATAGACGAGGGGTCGACGCAGCCAGGAGCCCTGCCCGTACTGGCGCGAACCTCTGGCCCGAGCGGGCGGAACGGTGTAGTGGCGGCTGGCCGTTCCGCCTAGCTTGGAGCGACCAGTGATTAAAGATTGGTGTGAGCTATGGGTTGGTGGCCCACGTGGCAAGGGTGTGCCCTATGACAGCATCAGGGCTACCATCTTGCTATGGCTGTACCAGCCGTACTCAGGCAGGCTGAAGGTGTACTGGTGAACAGTAAGCTGGCCCACATCAAGCAGCGCGTGGATGACGGCACGTACACGGTTGACCCTGCTTTGGTAGCTGAGTCAATACTGACCCATCGCAAGCACGACGCTGTAACTCAAGTAGACCGCAGGGCTGCACGGTCAAGCACAGCACCGTCGTTCTGCAACCCTCGTGAGTTGTTCTACACGTTCCTACCGCATAGGAGCTACTGATGCGCACGGTGCTGCCCAACCACGCTGTAGCCAAAGAAAAGAGTTTCTTGGACTGGCTGCGCAAGCACGACGTTGAGCCGAACGACTGCTATCGGGTTGACATGCACAAGTCGCACATGGTAGTTCACTGCTACAAACGCAACCAGCGTGGCTACAAGTACACGGTCGTTGAGAATGGTGAAGCCAACATTGCCAAGCTGCCACCTAAGCGCATTGAGTACCTAAGCAGGTATTGGGTGGGTGAGAGTAATGGCAACGGCCATTAGCCCCTTCGCACACGCGGCGGACATACTCGATCCACCCGACTGGCAGCCGCAGGGTAGGCCGAAGGCTGAGCCGCACCAGATACCGCCTGCCAAGCTGGGCCTGAAAGGCGGGCCGAAGCTGTGGCTGCTTGAGGCCGGACGTGGTGCAGGCAAGACAGAGGCCTGCGCACGGTACTACTGCAAGTTCATGCGGCAGCACCCCGGAGCACGTGGCCGCATCATCGCACCTACGTTCGGCGACGCTGTTGAAGCCTGTGTGCGTGGTCCGTCAGGTGTACTGAACCAAGACCCCGAGGTCAGGTGGGTGCCAGGTGCCGACGGTGGTAGCAAGCTCATATGGCCAGGCGGTGCCGAGGCTCTGGTTATGGGCACGCCGTTTCAGAAGGACGTTGAACGTTTGCGAGCCACTGGTAACCGCCACATTGATTGGTGGGAGGAGATGGCAGCCAATACACAGCTTGAAGAAGCGTGGGATCAGGCGGCGCTGGGGCTGCGTTTGGGCGAGTACCCACATGCCATAGCTTCAACCACACCACGCAGCATCAAAGCGTATCGGGCCATACGTGACATGGACGAAACTGAATTGGTGAACGGCATCAGCATGTTTGCCAACCCGCATAACCCGCAGTCTTTCATCGACACGATGAAAAAGAAATACGACGGCACGCGGCTAGGTAGGCAGGAACTGTATGGCGAGCTACTGGAAGACGTCATCGGCGCACTGTGGACGCGCATCAGCATTGAGTACACCCGAGTTACAGACAAGGACGACCTGCCCGATATGGTCATCTTGGTCATCGCCGTTGACCCTGCTGCCACAAGCTCAGACAGTGCTGACGACACCGGCATCGTGGTGTGCGGGCTAGGCACCGATGGCTGCGGTTACGTACTTGAAGACGCCACGTGCCACCTGCCGCCTAGCAAGTGGGGCAACAGAGTTGTTGACCGCTACGAAAAGTGGGATGCCGACTACGTAGTGGGTGAGGTGAACAATGGCGGCGAGATGGTAGAGCACGTCATAGCCACTGTGAACCCAGACGTGCCGTTCAAGGGTGTTCATGCCAGTAGGGGCAAGGCCACACGAGCACAGCCGATAGCCAGCTTGTACGGCGACTACGAGGATGACGGCACACCCAACCGTGAAGGTACCATCAGGCACGTAGGCGGGCACCCCGAACTTGAGGACCAGATGTGTACATGGGTGCCAGGTGATGAAGACAGCCCCGACAACATGGATGCGCTTGTGTGGGGCATGACCGAGATCTTCCTGGAAGAGCAAGAGGAGACTGAAGTCTACGAGGAAGGCTACGAGCCGCGCAAGATAGGGGCAACGATATGACACGCAGGCTAGTACTCAGTGAGACGGACGGCATCATCAGCTCATACAAGACCACAGCACCGCCACAGGAGCAAGAGCTCCGCACAGTCAAGCAGCCGCGCAAGCCCGGCAAGGGCAAACCACAGAACCCACCACCGAAGGAGCCAAGCAAATGAACACACCCACACACCACTTCGGTTGGAAGCCAAGCCTTCCTGACTTTCACGACATACCTGCTGACGCACGTGACCTGACCGTGCTTGATGAGGTTGACCCGCGTCCAGACATGCCGCCTGTCTACGACCAGGGCCAGCTAGGTAGCTGCACGGCCAATGCCATCGCGGCTGCGTTGCAATACGACCGCATTCTCAATAGTGAGGAAGCGCCGGTGCCAAGCCGCCTGTTCCTGTACTACGAGGAGCGTGTGCGTGAGGGCACAGTGGACACCGACAGCGGTGCGTATGGGCGCGATGGCTTCAAGGTACTGAAGAAGACAGGCTGCCCGCCCGAGTCGGTGTGGCCGTACATCGTTGAGGGCTTTGCCACCAAGCCAAACGAAATGGCTTTCGAAGAGGCACACAAGTACAGGATTGGCAACTACGTTCATCCTGGCCTAGGGCACGGCATCACGCTGCTTGACCGTGTGGAAAGTTTCAAACGGCTGCTGAGCAACAAGCAGACCATCGCCTTCGGCTTTACCGTGTACGAGAGTTTCGAGGGTAGCGGTTGGGAAGACGGCCTGATGCCCATGCCCGAGAAGGGCGAGTCGGTGCTTGGCGGGCACGAGGTTCTGCTCGTTGGCTACCTAGCCGAACAGCCTGAGTACGCATTGGTACGAAACTCATGGGGCAGCGGGTGGCAGCGCGAAGGCTACTTCCTCATGCCGTGGAAGTTCCTGTGCGACCCTGCCTACGCTAGCGACTGGCGCAGCATCTACCGTGAGGCTGGCAAATGACCTTCGATGACCTGAAGCGGTACAAGATCGTTGACGCCACCACAGGCGAGACACTTGACGACGGCTACATTCGTAAGAACGCAGCCGAGAAGCGCGCTCGCAAGATGCACAAGCGTGATAACATCGCAGCCATCGTGCGTCCGGCTGGCGTGCAGGAGCACGTAGAGGCATGAGTGTAGTCAGTACCATCCGCGAGTCGCTTAGCCGTGGTGGTGGCACGGACAGTGACCTACGCAGCCAGCTAGAGGCTGAGCGTATGACCGTTGACATGATGGTCGAGAACCTTCAGTTGCTTGAAATGTCAATGGAAGACGAGGGCTGGCGCAAGCTGGGCATACAGGCCGAACGCGAATTCACACGCCGTGGCCTAGACCAGCTCATCCGTGTGAGTAGGGCGATGTACCTGTCGCACCCGTTGGTCAAGCGTGGTGTGAACGTAACCACGTACTACACATGGGCACAAGGCGTCACGATGCAGGCCAAAGACCAAACGGTTCAGGATGAGATCGTGCTGCCCACCATGGATGACGACGCCAACCGCCAAGAGCTATACGGCTACCAAGCACGCATCCTCACCGACGTTGACCAGATGAACGAAGGCAACGTGTTCATCGTAATGTTTACCAACATGAACGGCGACGTAAGCGTGCGGTCTATACCCACCAACGAGATAACTGAAATCATGTCACGTGAGGGCGATGGCCGCATACTGACGTACTACCGCAGGGTGTGGTCTGAAAGCAGCATGGACCTACGTACTGCCACGCCGATCATACGGCAGAAAGAAGAGTTCTACCCAGACTGGCGCTACCACCCCGACAACAAGCCCGACACCGTGGCAGGCATCAAGGTGAACTGGGATGCGCCCATCATCCACCAGAAGACAGGTGGCTTGAAGAACATGCGGTTCGGCATACCCGAGACCTACGCAGCCTTCGAGTGGGCACGTGCATATAAGAGCTTCCTGGAGGACTGGCACACGCTCGTCAACTCGCTCAGTCGCTTTGCTTTCAAAGCCACCACCAAGGGCAAGAAAATACAGCGACTGAAAGAAAAACTAGAAAGCGAGGGCAAACGGCAAACACAGGACGAAGCCGAAACAGACCTGAATGACCGGCAGCCTAGGCGGCGCAAAGTGGGCGACGTGTACGTAGGCAAAGAAGGCGACGACATTCAAGCCATACCTAAGTCAGGTGCCACCATCTCGTCTGACGATGCCAGGCCCAGCAGGCTAATGATCGCATCTGCGATGGACCTGCCTGACACCATACTCAGCGGCGACGTTGACGTAGGTAACTTCGCTACCAGCAAAACACTTGACAGGCCCACCGAGCTTGCGATGCTACACAGGCAGACGCTGTGGAGTGACTTCCATAAGGACATCTTCAGGTATTGCATTGACGCCAAGGTACGGGCACTGGAGCTACCAGGTAAACAGGAAAAGGATCCACGCACAGAACTGAACATTATCGTGCCCTCGTTCGACAGCACAGTGGAGGTTACGTTCCCGCCCATCTTGGAGGACGACAAGGCTGCGAACATCAATGCCATCGTGGCTGCGGCCACCCTTCAGGGCAAAGCGAACGCAGAGGTACTACCACCCGAGCTCGTCAGCAAGATGCTGCTTGAATCTTTGGGTGTGGAAGATGTGGATGCCACACTGGACGAACTGCCTGAGCCCGAAGCTGCACAGGTGGAAGAAGCTCTCAATAACCTGACGGAGGCCATACGTGCCGCTGCTGCTTGACGAGAACGATGTGAGCACACTGATGCTGCTTAGCAAGCGCGACCTAGTGCCGCTGCTTGGTGAGCTTGCAGAGGCTGTAGCTCCAGGGGCTAAGATCGTAGCCGAACTGCGGCGCGAGCAGGTGCAGTTGATAGCCAGGTTCGAGTCGGACCTACACCGTGAATTCGTAGTGCTAGGGCACGTGGTAGTGGCGGCACTCAATGCCAAGGGTGGGCTGATACTGGAGTCGGCTGAGACGCGCGACGCAAGGGTGCGTGCCATCATCGAAGCTGCGAACTTGGAAGAGTGGGAGAATACGAACTTGCGGAACGTGTACCTCTACCACTACAAAAAGATCGCGGCTGCCACGTACGACATACTCAACAAGATGGGGCTCGAGACCACCTTCCGTGACCGCGCTGAGAAAAAGATATTGAAGGAAGGTGGCAAACGGCTGGGGCTGCTTGACATCAAGGGTGATGTGAAGAAGTCTATCTTCCGTGCCATAGAGCAAGCTCGTGAGGAGGGTATCAACCCGAAGGCCACGGCAAGACTTATTGAAGACCTCGTACCCAAAGGTAGGTTCGTAAATGCCGGTAGCCGGTACAGGTCCAAGCTGATCGCTCGCACCGAGACACTACATGCTCAGAGGATCAGCACACTTGAAGCGTATCGCAGCACCAACTATGTGAAAGAAGTAGTTGCGCTCGACGGCGACAGCGACGAGGAATGCGCAGCACGTAATGGCGAAACCTTCACGTTCGACGAAGCAGCGATGGAGGCTGACATCACACACCCGAACTGCGTCCTGGCGTTTGCGCCAGTCGGCACCTAACGAGGAGACACAATGGCTTTCCCGACCACAGTGAGTGCTCTACCCACCGGCAGTAAAAACGAAGAACTTTCAAAAAACCTACACCCGAAACTTCACAACGATGCCAACGCCGAGATTAACCAGATTGAGGCAGTGCTGGCACCACGGCTGCTTGACCTGGTCAGCATCCACGATTTCGACAAAGCCGAAAACGGTGACGGTGCGGTAGACGACACTGCACCCTTCAAGGAAACCTTCGCAGCCGCCGGAGTCATTGGCAGGTGTACCATCATCATCCCGTCGCGCCGCAGGAATGGTGAATCGGCACTATGGACGGTAGGCAAAAGTGAAGCAGGTGGTGGCGAAAAATCTGTGGTCGTTCGCATACCTTCACATGTAACCGTCTCCGCCTATGGTGCCCGCATCCAGGCGCTCAAAGAATCCGGCGGCGTCGAAATGAAATGGAAACTGTTTGGTACTAGTTCGCTAAACGAACCTAAAGAAGCTCTTACAGTTGAAAATGTACGTTGGTTCGGCGGCCACTTTGTTGGCAGTGGCAAAGAGCCTGAACAGCAAGGATGTCTGGGATTTACTAGGAGCAAGGACATATGTGTTCGCGATATGAAAGCCACTAAATGGAGCAAGGAACCCACAGGATCAGGTGGTGGAGTTCTGGACTTTGGAGATAACCAAAGATGTCGTGTTGAAAGCTGTACTTTCTTGGAATGCAGCAAGGTGGGTGGCATCAACGTCATCCAGATCACAGACTCCTACAGTGGCGGCAGCAACGAACTTCCGTTCACGGAAATTCTGGTTACCAACAACATCGTTACCGGAGCTGGAGCTTCACCGATGTGCATCGGCATGGGGTCCGGCAGCAAATACGTGAATACTAACCCTGTACGCATAATCATCTCTAACAACGTCGCAGAGTCTACTGGTTGGTCAGGTATCACAGTAGAGCTTGGTGGTAACCCTCCGGCTGAAGGTAACTTCCACCAGATCTCAATTACCAACAATCACGCGCGCACTTCTGCAACCGCAGGGTTCAGTTACGGCATCAGCTGTGTGGTTGATTCCACGCCGATTGTCGAATCGGCAACTGTTATTGAAAGTATCCTGATCGCCAACAACGTCGTGGACTCCACACGGTTCGGTATCAATTCAATGGGCAGCAACACGCTGTGTCAGGACAACCTAATCAAGTGCAAGGAAAAAGGAATCTACTTCCAGTCTCCTACGGGTGTGTTCCTAGAACAGATGTACATTGAAGGTGGTTCCATTCAGGTCAAAGAAGGAAACGCCGTTTATATGAATAAATGTATCGGCGGCACTTGCAATGTCAATGCCATGTATACAGGGGGTGGAGCTGGAGAAGAAGGCGGCATCTACCTACAAACCTGTTCACATGTCAGTGTAGAATCCAAGGTACGTAACGCTCTGGGTCCGGGCATCAAGATTGAAGGTGGCGCTGGACATATCTCTGTCCTGTCCGGCACTCGCATTTATAACTGTTCCACCAACGGCACCAAGGCGGGCATCGAAGTAAGAGGCGAACCGACTGGTCCGGTGTACATCATCGGAGCACAAGCCAAAGATGATCGCGGCGGCGAAGCGAAAATGAAATACGGCATTCAGAACCTGTCTGCCGGGACCAAGGTGTTCTCGCTCCGCAACATCTTGCTCGGGTGGGTAACATCAGATCACAACGGTACCTTCGCCCAGAAGCATGACAACACCATCGACGAAACCGGCAACCTGGTCGGAGCATTGGTGTGGAAAGAAGTCACAGAAGAAGTCAACGCTAAATTGGAAGCGTCCTTCTCCAAAATCGAATACGCGGTCTGGAACAACATCGTCTATCTGCGTGGTTCGATGAAATGCAAAGCAGGGGAAGAAATCGCGGCCAATGCGGTTCTCTTCAAACTCCCCGCTGGAGCGCGACCCGCTTCAACCCGCCTTATTACACAGCCAACCACAGAAGCGGTCCGCGCTGGAAAGGCCGAAGCATCGGGATCAGTCACATGTCTGAATGCCCTGAAAACGGGAATCAGCATTGGCTTCGACGGAGTTAACTTTGCGATCTAGGAGGAATGAATACCGTGGCTAAGAAGGGACGCGGCGCACGCCGCAAGACAGCACGCAAACGTCGTCGTCATCCGGCGAAGATGAAACGACTCCAGGAACTGGAGCACTTGCAGCCGGACGCTACTGAGCAGGTGGTGCAGGCAACCAACCGCAGAATGCGTCAGGCCATGCAAGACGGCGAGCTTGAGGATGGTCTGGTCAAAGGCCCGCTGACGGTAGCAGCCGAGCACATGGTTCATCAGCTCATGCGCATACACGGCTTTGAGGGCGAGGAAGATGAGGCAGCCATCACGGCTTACCTCGAAGGCATCTGGGGTGAGCTTGCACATGCGTTCCCTGAAAAGCCTGACGTACCGTCTTACCCTGAATGGCGTGAACGCAGCCATAAGCATGCTCTAGAGGCCGCTGTGGCTGCGTCCAACGGTGACAGCCATGACTGAAGAAAAGGCTGGCGGTCCGCTTGATGGCAAGGGCATGCTCGGTTCAGACACACTTGGCTTTGGCACGCTGGGCGCAGGTACCGAATCCATCTGGGACGACGCCGAGCTAGGTGTTGAGTTTGAACCCGGAACTGTGTTCTTGCGCGACTACGGTTGTTTCTACCCACAATACTAAGGAGAAGTAATGGAGATCAGAGTCACAAACGACGCAGAGGGATGCCCGAAGGTGGAGGTCATCCAGCTTGGTGAGGGCGGAAAGCCCCACGAGGCTGACGCCGTCATCTCTTGCGTTGAGCTTGCACACAGTCAACAGGTAACAATCACAGCGGTCAATGCCACAGAGGCGTCCGACATCGAGGTCGGCGAAGTGACCGCGTCACCCGAGGAGACATCATGAAGAAGGTTCTCAAGGCGTTTGCCCTTGCTCTCGGCGTCGCTGTCGCGATGTCCATGGCAGAAGTCGAACGTGCCCGACAGAAGACAGAAGCAAAAGGTGCCGAACCAGTCGTGGTCGAACCGGTGGCCAATGACACTCAGCTGATCCCCAACGGGGACGGCACCACACTGCTGCGTATCACGGCACCTGCCGAAGCGGTGGAAGTCACAGTCATCACACCGAATCAGGTGGGCGGCAACCCGATCGAAGATCTCAAAAACCCGATCGGATCAAGCAAAACCGAGGTCATGGGTCCGTTCGACCCGGGGGTGTACAACAATTCCAAAGGCCAACTGGAAGTTAAAATCAACAAAAGCGCGTGCAAAGTCGAGATCTTCAACGTCACCTTCTAGGACCAGAAAGAGACAGGAGAAACGTCATGGAGCTAGTAGCCGAGAGAGCGCCGATTCGTGAGGCGTCGACGAGGGCTTTCCGTGAGGGCGCTGGCACCGGGTCCAAACGTGAAATAGTAATCATCGAAGCTGGATGGGGCTCTTCCGGTTACTACTCCGAGACGGTACTCGAGCGCGACATCCCGCGCATCTTCCCGGTAGGTACTCATATGTACCTGGACCATCCCACGGTCAAAGAGGAGCGGGAACGGCCAGAGCGCAGTGTGCGTGACCTGGTCGGCACCATCGTTGAGGCTCCGCGCATGGCTGGCATCGCGTCTGTGGCTGTGTGTGAAGTATTCGAGCATTGGGTGCCTGTGATAGATGCCCTTGCCGAGTCCATCGGCTTGTCCATCCGTGCGTTCGGCGTGTCCGAAGAGGGCAGTGCTGGAGGCAAGGACGGGCCAATTATTCAAACCCTTACCGAGGGCTTGAGTATTGACTATGTAACGATGGCCGGTGCGGGTGGCAAGATCGGTGCCCTAACCGAGGCAGCACGTGCCAAGGTAATGCCACTGATCGAGTCGGCCCGTGAGAAGCAGCCAGATGCTCTGAAGCAAGAGGCACTGGACAGCGAGCTACATCAAAACCTGGAAAAGGCTGGTGAAGAAAGATTCGCTTCCGATGAACCTTACACGTACTGCTATGTGGAAGACATCGAGATCGATGACAATTGGGTTGTCTACCGCGTCCGTGTGTCGGGCGAGGAGGCTACTTACCAGCGTGTCGGGTTTGTTCGCAACACGGATGGTGACGTCGCACTGTCAGCGTCGTCCGAAGAAGTGGAGCGGGAGATTTCTTGGGTCAATGACGCGGAAGACACGGACGATGAACCAGTCATTGCTCAAGAGGTTCAGAAACTACTTGAAAAGAACCGCTCCGGCGGTCCAACCAAGGAGGACAGTATGTCCGATGAGGACAGAAAACGACTGTCGGAGCTTGAAGAGAGCAACCGTCAGTTGGAGAACGAGAACAAAACCCTCAAGGAGGAGAATGGGAAACTTCAGACCCGCGTCGAGCGCGTCGAGGAAGCCCAGAAACTCGGTGAGGCTGCCAGCGTCGCGACCAAGGCGGTTGCCAAGGTTGAGGCACTGGCCAAGTTGCCGAAGGCTCAGGCACGCGCAGTGCGCGAGGCCACTTCCGGCACCTTGCCAACCGACTCGGAGGGTCGTCTCGACAAAGACGCACTCGAAGAGCGGGCCACCAAGAAGGCCAAGGACGAGATGGAGTATCTCGGCCTGACTTCAGAGGCTGGCAAACCGCGTGGCGTCGGCGGCGGAAACGGCGACGTGCCCGTCGAGGAGGCCGAGAACGAGAAGGACACAGCGTCGTTCGAGGCCGAGCTGATCGCGGGCGGAATGTCCGAGTCGGCTGCAAAGGTCGCAGCCCGAGGGAGGCGGTAGCCAATGGCTAAGAACCGCAAGTTCGAGACCGGAAGCAACCCGCTTCCGCTCCTCGTCCCAGCAGGTGTGAAATCGGGTGACCCGGTCGTAGTTGGCCAGATCCCCGGCGTCGCGCTGTTGGATTCACAGTACCCGGCCAAGACGGCCACTGACTGCGGAGGGGTTTACAACTTCTCCGTGGAAGGAAAAAACAAAGCAGGAGAAAAAGCGATCGCCGAAGGCGACATCATCTACATCAAGGAAGGCAAACTCAGCGTGAACAACGAAGAAGGTACTCGCTTCGGGTACGCGATGGGTGCTGTCGTCAAAAACAAAACCGAAGTCATCCCCGTCAAAGTCGGGTACTAGAAAGGAGATTGCCTCATGAGTGACGTACTAGAGGTAATCGAGAGCATGCGTGGCGAGGAGGCCACCATTGCCCGACTGTTCTCGAAAGAGGACGGTGTCAAGATGGGTGGTGGTGGACGCTTCTCCGCACATGAGCTCGCAGAGACGCAGAAGTTCCTGAACGACATCAAGACCGGACGCCGGAAATTCTGGCAGTTCGAAGAGGCCATGAGCACTTCGGACTTCCCGATCCTGATGGGCGACATCCTCGACCGGCAGCTTCTGGGTGGATACACCGAGATTCAGCCAAGCTGGCAGGGGTATGTCAAGAAAGGTACCGTCAACGACTTCCGCAAAGTGAAGCGGGTCGCCGTCGACGGAGCCGAGGCAGTGTTCGGAAAGGTCGGCGAGCAGCAGCCGTACCCCGAGGACAGCGTCACGGACAAGAAGGACGAATATCAGGTGTTTAAGATGGGTAAGAGGATCAGCATTGACTGGGAGGACATGATCAATGATGACCTCGGTGGGTTGGACAACCTGCCCAACCGTCTTGCGCGTGGTGCGCGTAGGACGGAGCAGAAGGTCGCGGCCGAACTGTGGCTCGACGAAAACGGTCCGTCGGCCACGCTGTACTCGGCGGAACACAAAAACATCATTCCGAAAAACCCGCCGCTGAGCATCGCGGCGCTACAAACCGCGTTCCTGACCCTCGCCGAAATGAAGGATTTCGAGGGGGAACCGATCGAGATCGACGCGATCACACTGGTGATCCCGTACACCCTCTCGGTCACGGCGAACAACATCCTCCACGCTCTGACGATCGACGTCAACGAGTTTGGCGGAACCGAAAAACAGCGTCTGCGTGCCCAGAACTGGATGCAGAACAAGCTGACGGTGGTGGAAGAGCCTTACATTCCCACCATCTGTAGCAAAAAAAATGGCCTCACGACTTGGGCCTTGTTCGCGACGCCGGGGACTGCACGTCCGGCGCTCGAGCTCGGGTTCCTGCGTGGCCACGAAACTCCGGCGCTCTACGAAAAGGCACCGGACGCCCGCCTGCTCGGCGGAGGCGGAGAGGTCAGGGAGTCGTTCGAGAACGACACCATCGCCTACCGTATCCGGCACGTGCTGGGCGGTACTCAGTTCAACGAAACCGGCGGCTACAAAGTCACGGTCGCGTCGAACGGGTCTGGCGAATAGAACAAGGGATCGGGTCGGGTGGCTTAGGCTGCCCGACCCAACTCCTGCCACCGAGAGGCTGCAATGACACAAACATACGACATCACGAATGACGCAGGTAAGGTCCGTCTCCTTATCTCAGACGTCGGTGGCGAAGATGGCAAATCTTTTCTGTATCAGGACAACGAGATCGTGGCCTTCCTGGAACTGGCTCCAGAAGAAGACATACGCCTCGCGGCTGCGCAAGCACTCCGGGCTATTGCAGCAAACGAAGCTCAGGTGTCCAAGCGCATCAAGTACCTCGAACTTACTACCGACGGTCCATCTGTGGCCGGAGCGCTGGAAAAGCTGGCAGACAAATACGAAGACGAAGCCGAAGGCGACTCTGAGGTTGACATAGCCGAAATGGGTCGCGACGCATACGGCGATGACGCGCTAGGACTGGCCTGATGCCACGAGCCGCAATCAAGTCGGGCCTGCCAGGTACAGGCCAAGCGCTGTTCCCAGAGGCTGCCAAGGAGCAGGCCCGCAGGATCGGCCTCAAAGACGAAGCTGCGCTCATCTTTGAATTCTCGTCCGAAGACGACGGAGGAGGCGACACCAAAACCACATGGAAACCTCAGGCGAAAAAAGTACGTGGTCGCATCGATCCTGTTGGCACCAAAGGCACAGGCACTTCTTTCGGCGCACAGATCGACGAGTCTACAACGCATGTCATTACTCTCGATCCAACCGCCAAAGTGTCTTCCCGCGATCGGGTAGAAATTGAGGGTGTCATGTGGACCATCACTTCACGCCACTTTGTAACGCAGGGTGCATCCATCCAGGTGCAAGTGAAAGAGCTACGGACATGAACCTGCGCTGCGAGGTATCCATAGATATTGATCCCAACCGCAAGATTTGGATCACAGGGTCTGCCGGGCCAGTAGAGCCGGGCCAAGTGACCGACGTCGCGGCTGCGTTGACTGAGAGCGTTACCAGCCAAGCCCTAGAAGCTCACAAGGCTATGGGCATGCCAGTGGGCAACGCAGACGCGGTGCTTGCGGCTGCCAGGGCTGGCGACCCCAGCGAACGCAAACCACGTCCAGAGGACAAAGCCAGCATGGCCACGTTTGGAGAAGAGGAGGAGGACGAGGATGCCACTTGAGAGTCGTATCCCCAAGATCATCCTGCTCTCGCAGAGCGGAGTCACCCTTGCCGTGCGCAAAGCTGAAGCTGCCATCGAGCGTCGCGCTAAGGAAAAGTCACGTGTGGACACCGGGGCTATGCGCGGCGGCTGGCAGCACAGGGCCACGAGCAGCATGGAGGGTGTGGTGTTCAACCTTGTGTCCTACACAATCTACAACGAGTACGGCACAGTGAACATGTCGGCACAGCCCATGCTCCGTCCGGCCATTGAGGAGACGAGGGGCGAGTTCGAGAAGAACATACGTGAGGCGTACCTATGAACCCGGTACGTAAAGCCCTTGCCACTGTGATGAAGGAAGACAAACCGTTGATGGCGCTTGCGACAGGTGGTGTGCATTACAAGATGGCACCGCAGGGCACAGTGCCTCCGTATGTGATCTTCTTCAAGTCTTCGGGCATACCTGACTATGCCTTCCGCGGATACCCGATCGACCAAGATGTATGGCTGATCAAGGGTGTAGGTGAAAGCACTGTCGCGGAGGATATAGACAAACGCCTTAAGGAAATCTTGGATGGTGCTGACTTGACCATCGAAGGAAAGGCTCACCAAGACCTACGTCACATTTCGGACGTAGACTTCGACGAGGTAGTAAACGGTGAGCGAATCGATCATGTCGGGGCTGAGTATAAGCTCGACTCGGAATATCAGTAAGGAGGAAGTCAGTATGAAAACCTACAAGAACATCAGTACGGTCGAGCAGCTTGGAATCGATCCAGGCCAGACCGGACAGATCGACATCCCGAAAGACCAAGAGGATCGCATGGTCGACAGGGGTGCCATCGAAGTAGTGACGACCAGCACGACATCCGAAGGCGGTTCAAGCGGCACGACGAAGACGCCCCCGGACACTCGGGCTGGCGGGAAGGAGTAACTGATGGGTAAGGAGATACTCAAAAAACCAGTCATCACCATCGATGGTACCAACCTGACTGGACGCATCAGCCAGCTTTCCATCGAGCAGCCGGACGACGAAGTTGACACGACCACGTTCGGCAGCGAATTCAAACAAACGGACTCCGGGATGCGTGACGCCTCCATGGGCTTCACGGCGTTCCAGGACTTCGCTGCTGCGCAGGTGAACGCGGTGTTCTCGAACCTGAAGAACACCAACAAAAAGTTCATCGTCAAGGTCCAGGTGCGGTCCGGGGAAGTCTCGGCCTCCAACCCGGTCTTCCTGATGGGTGGCAAGCTGTTCAACTACACGCCGCTCAGTGGGTCGGTCGGCGAGGCGAGCCAGACGGAACCGGCAATCAAAAATCAGACCCAGCTCGGCATCGTCGAATGCAAATCGGCGGCGGAAGTTATCGAAAAGGAAGCCGCGATTAACGCGGAACTCGTTTAACCCAACGCAACGGCCAGCGGCCAGCACAAGGAGAACCAAATGGATGACTCAGTAGGTAACGGTTTGAAAGCCACACAAAAGGGCGATCTCCCTATCGGGACGGTCGAGGGCATTCTGAAGGCTGCCCCGGCCGACCTGATTGAGGAGGTACTTGCGATCCCGGAGTGGGGCTGTTCGGTTAAGGTCAAGTCTTTCACGGGTATGCAGAGTGCTGCCGTGAAGGAAAAGAGCCTTGCCCTCAAAGGTGAAAACACGGAGGTCGCCTGGGCCGAGATGGAGATTTCGCAATTCCAGATGGGTGTAGTCGAACCGTTCTTCACCGAAGACCAGGTGCGTGAGCTTTACGCAACGTCTGGACGAGGGTTCCAGCGGGTCATCAACTGGCTGGACGAGAAGGGGAATGTAGATAAGGAGGCTCTCGCCAAGGCGAGGGACGAATTTCGAACAAACTCCGACGAGTCAGCTCAGGTTTGAGTACATCCTCGCACTTGACATGAATAGATCGCACGCCGAGTTGCTTGCAACGTTCTCCTCCCAGGAGATAGCAACTTGGCGTGCGTTCTATGAAATCAAAAGCGAAGAGGACCAGATCGCAAGAGCGGAAGGGTCTTAGAGATGCAACCAGCAGCAATGCTCGCAGTGGTGGTGAAGGCTCAGGGAATAGCCTCTACCAACGCACAGCTAAAATCAGTACAGGCCAACCTCCAGAAGGTTGACGCCGAGGGTATCGCTGCTGGAAAATCGATGCAGAAGTCCGGCGCTATGATGACGTCGGCTGGCAAGAAGATGACTAAGGCGGTCACACTGCCCATTCTTGCCATCGGGGCTGCGTCTGCTGATATGGCCCTTAACTTTGGACGGGACATGAACCTAATCCAAACACAGGCAGGCGCATCGGCCAAGGAAACGGCTTACCTGAAGAAAGAAGTACTCGGTCTAGCGGGCGCTACCAAGTTTGGACCTGACGAGCTTGCCAAGGCTCTGTTCCGTGTAAGGTCCGCAGGATTCAAGGGTGCTAAGGGGCTGGCCATCATGCGAGAGGGGGCAAACCTGGCCACCCTAGGTAACTCTGATCTGGAGATGACAACCAAAGCTCTGACGGGCGCAGCCAAGTCTCTAGGTCTAGAGGGTGGTAAGGCATTCAAGCACTTGGCAGCAGAAATGAATGCCACGGTAGGTACTGGCGATATGCGCATGGAAGAACTCCAGTCTGCGCTGTCAACGGGTGTACTACCAGCCTTTGTAGCTGCCGGGCTTGGCATGCGTGACTATGCGTCTGCCCTGACGGTCATGACTGACCGCAACGTGCCAGCGCAGATAGCTTCCACACGCCTAAGGACAGCGGTCACCATGTTGGTACCACATACTAAAAAGGCTGAAGAAGCTCTGGGCGGTATTGGCATCAAGTCAGAAGCACTTGCTAACATCATGCGCAAACAAGGTTTGCCACAGGCCATCGCTTACCTGGCAGAACACTTGGACAAGCTGTCTGCCAACAAGGCGAACCGAGTTCAGATCGAAGCGTTCGGTGGTGCCAAATCAAGTGCGACCATTGAGATGCTCGTGCAGAACTACGAAGAACTCTTTGAAAAAGAAAAGCTGGTTGGAAAGGGCATAGGCAAGTACAACAGCGAGATCGCGGCGGCAGAACGCAATCCATTGGTCCAACTTCAAAAAGCGTGGAGCGGCATAGAGGGCGACCTGATCAAGATCGGTGAAGTGGTCCTGCCGATTGTCGTCCCTGCCTTGCTCCACACCGCTACGGCCATCGGCGATGTAATCGACAAGTTCAAAACCCTCAACCCACACACCCAGAAAACGATTGTCTACATTGCTCTCTTGGTCGCAGCCATCGGTCCTCTGCTTAGGATCTGGGGCTTCCTGACGACGCAGGCTGGCGCACTGATGATCATGCTGAGCAAACTTGGCGGTACCTACACCGCCGACGCTGCGGCAGCTACTGAGGCAGCGGCTGCGAATGCTGAGCTTGCTGCAAGCCTGACGGGTGTAGCAGGGGCACAAAAGGAGTTACTGATCGCGAACGCTTCGGGCACGGTCACGAGCACGGTGCCCATTGCAGCTAGCACGGCTGCTAGCGGCGCAGGCGTGGCAGAGGGGGCAGGGCTAGGGGTAGCCGCCAAATCGGCCGCAGGCTCCTTTGCAGCGGGCCTAGGGAGGATGCTACCGGGTGCTCTGGCCATAGTCGGCATCGGCAACATAGTCGCCTCGGCAGTTCAGGGCAACCAGAAAGCGGCCATCTACAAAGCAGGCGGAGCGGCAGCCGGTGCTTTGGTGGGCGGAATCGTTGGTGGTGTACCTGGCGCTATGGCAGGTTCTGGCATCGGTTCAATCATGGGCGGTCTGCTAGAGAGCTTGATCAGCGGCAAAAAACTTAGCCCTATTCAGGAACAGATTCAAAGACAGGCCAACCATGCCGCCGATGCCATACGTAACCAGCGCGATGCTGTGAAGGGTTTGCATCAGGCCGAAAACAATATGTCTGCCGCCAACAAACGGCACCACGAGTCCACCGAACACGTGACGATGGCCCATAAGCATCTGAACGAGGCCATCCACAAGTTTGGTCCAGCGTCAGAGCCCGCTCGCAGAGCGATGCACGAACTGACTATACTCGAACACCGCAACGCTCTTGCCGCCAAGGGTGTTGAACACGCTCATCGTCTGAGCGGCCATCAGCTTAAGCTCTACCGACACGAAACCATGGAAGCTGTCCATGCGGAGAAGGCTCGTTTGCCTGCCATCGACGCCGACATCAAGCATCTAAATAAGAAGGTGACTCAGGAAGAAAAGGCCGGACACGAAGGCAAGAATTACTGGAAGCTAATGCATGAAGTCACAGGAAAGGAAAAGATCGATGGAAAGATTCGCGCCAACATCCAAAAGGAAATCGCAGAAGCAGCCAAGGTCAGCGGGCAAAAGTTTGCAGACTCGCTCCGTCACATCTCGACCGACCAGGCTTCTCTGGGTAAACACTTTCATGGTATTGTCATTGGGGCTCACCATGTAAGAGATTCGATGGAAGAATATGCCACACGCGGTGCTTTGGCAAACAAGCATTTCGCGGCGTCGGCATACAAAGGACAAGAACTGTTCCGGGAAGATGCTCGTAAAATCAGTGAAGCATCGGGCATCGCAGCAGATCGCATCGAACACAGACTAGCCAAAGCACTTGTGAAGATGGGTGTGTCGGCCGTCCAGTTCGGCGTCAAAGATGGCAAGACAGGCAAGGCCGGTGCCATTGAACATAAGCAGCATAAGCAGACAGGCGGCATGGTCGTCCCTGGCAATACTGTCGGTGACAAGGTGGCCATGACGGCAATGGTTGAGCCGCATGAGATTGTTCATGTACTAAACAGCCGTGCATCGCGTGACATGCGCAAGCTTGGCGCGCTTGAATCTATCAACCATAATCGCCCACGCTTCCAGAAGGGCGGCACGATGAGCGGCGGAGTCTGGCGTGGCATAAGCTCTGCCGGTGTACACCCTGGCGCTAGGGAGGCTGCCGAAGCAGTGATGGCACACTTCTCGGGGCTGGAAGCTACCAGCACCACAGGCGGCACACACGCATCCGGTTCATACCATTACCTCGGCGAGGCTGTCGACGTTGGTGGTGGGTCCAGGGCGGAAGAATTCGCAGCCGCCGAATGGATCAAGAAAAGCGGTCTGTTCCGGTCACTGGTCGAGGGCATCCACAATCCGAACCTGTCAGTGTCGGCTGGCAAGATGGTGCCACCTAGCTTCTACTCTGAAGTGTGGGCTGACCACCTTACCCATATCCACCTGGCTGTAGCCGGTGCCGTTGGTGAATTCATGGGTGCGGCTATGGCCCAACCCAATCTGCTTAGCGACCTGGAAATCACAGGACCCGATGGTGGATTCAAGAGCTTGGCTCAGGGTGCTGCCAACAAACAGACTGACGCTGCTAACAAGTACCTGAAAGCACATGCGCCGAAAGGTGGGAAAGGTGGCGGAGGCGGAGCATTGCCTGGCGTCAGCTTGAAGGGTGTCAGCGGGTCAGTGGCTGCACAAGCCGCACAGATTGTCAAACGTACACACGCTGAATACATACCTACCCTGGCACTGTTCGAGGCCTTGTGGGCAGAGAGCAGCATGGGTGCGTCTGCACCTGGCAACGTACTTCAGGGGCTTGGCACTGGCGGCGCACCGATCATGGACGCAGCCAGTGAGATCAGTGGGTTCCTAACAGGCCACCCGACCTGGACGGGTACCAGCGCCATAGGTGCGCACAGGTCTAATCCTGAACTACCAGCCAACGCTATTGCCCAGCTAGTGCAGGCGTCAGGTGTAGGTGAAGGTAACGAAGGACGAGCCAACTACCTACAGCAGAAGGGTGCTGCCCTGGCCACGATGCGTCAGTTCGGTTTGTTCACAGGTGGAGCCGGTGCCAGTACCAGCATGTTGATGAAAAAAGGCGGCAAAGAGCCGTCATTCACCAAGAGCATCAAACAGATTCTGAAAGGTGTAAAGGGCAACAAACATCCTGCGAAATACAAAGGTGCCCTCAAAAAGCTGGCACGACACATTGAAGGTGTGGGGCTTGATCCTAAACGGCTAGACCAGATGAACAACGTGTCAAAGGATGCAGAAAAATTCGCAGAATACGCTGGCAACGCTTCCAGCCTTACCACGCAGGATGAAGAAGGCAATAGCATCCAGGGCATCTTCCAGCACCGCACCGAGGGCGAATGGCTGAACGATCAGCTTAACTCACTCATGACATTGCGCCGCGAAGTGATCAAGGCACACGGCGTCATTGAAAAGAACTACATACCACAGGTCCACAAACTACTCTTGGGTTCACGCCATCGTCTGCGTGAGGTAGAAGCGGCCATCCGCAAAGCCGAACAGGAAAAGAAGGACCTGGAAAAGAAGATCACTGAAATCAACAAATCGCAGAACGAGACACAGCATAAAATCGAAAAAGAAATTAACACGATGGAGCACTCCATCGCCGAAGCGCGTCGTCAGCCTTCACCCAAAGGCAAAGCCGCCAAAAAAGCACAGCAGGATAGGATCAACACGATGGAGGCTCAGCTCGAAGCCAAAAAGGTTGCACTGTCACATTCGGGTGCGGGCAGCACTGCCGAAATCAAAAAGATCCACGAAGAAATCAAAAAGATTGAAAAAGACCAAAGCGCTCGTGGTCGTGTACAGAACGCACTGTCTGGCAGCATCATCCCGGCATTTGAAACTAAACAGACTAGCTTGACCGAAACGATGGCTGGCCTGTTCGGAGAAGGCGGGGAAGTTAAGAAAAAGAGTTTCATGGGCCTCCAACAAATACAGGGGCTAGGAGGCTCGTTGCAAACAATCCAGGGCATACCGCCCATTGGCACGCTTGGTGGCGAAGTCCTTACAGTGCAGGCCCGCCTACAACAGATAGGTGAAGAAGCCAAGAAAACACCACAGCCTGCCGGACCATCGGAATCGGCTGAAGAAATCGCATCGCTTGAACACGAAAACGCTGAAGTGTGGCGCAAGCGCAATCTCGTATCCGAATCTGCGCTTAAGGTACTGCGCCAATTCCCGTCTGTTCAAGCCATCGCGGCTGCGCCGTTCGCTGGCTCGTTTGCTAAGGGTGGCGTCATGATGGCTGAAGTAGGCGAGAAGGGTCGCGAGGTCATTGCTGCACCGCAGGGTTCACGTGTGGTATCCAAGACAGACGTGGACAGATCTCTGCGTGGTGGCGCACCCGACTTTAATTTCGAAGAGGTACATTTCCACGAGGCAGAGGGCAAGGTCACTGGCCGTGTTAATGGAAGAGAGTTTGAGAAGGATGTCAAAGACGTTACCCGCAAGGAAGCCAAGGGAGCCGCTAAGCCTTCTCCCGGTTCTAAGAGGAGGAGGAAATAGTGGAGACCATTGTTGGCGATCCCGCAGCGTTCATTTCAAATCGTGTTGAATTAGAGCTGGACAAACTTGGCATCAACGTAAGGGGTGAGCCCGATTGGGGCGACTCTGAGATGGAGCTCTTTCTTATCCGGCAAGCGCTCGGCGAAGTACCTGCTGACAGACATCCGCCTAATCGTGAGGTCCAGCTACAGCTAATGGTGGCCCAGAAGGGTGCTGTCAGCTTGGCTGAAGCTGCTATGCGCTTGCAGCAGAAGGTGGGCACATGGCAACGAGAGAATGGGTTTGTACGACGAGACTTTGATTCCAAAGGTGGGTTCTCGACCTCTGTCGCCACACAGGTGTACGGCGCTGCTCTTGGCGGTATAGGGGGCTGGATGATGGCGCACAGGCAGAAGGCACCAGATGTAACACTCAACTTGGTAACAGGTCCATACTTCTACGGTGTCAAACCCATTACGAGCGGAGAATTCAAAGCAGAAAACGCAAGCAAGCTGTATTGGGAATTGGATGAAGTTAGTGGTTCGGCTCCTGGCTTGATTCGGGTGGCCATCAAAAACGAAGATGCCAAAGACTGGAATGGCTTGCTTCACAGCATTGAGTCTAGATACTTGGCACCTGAAGGCACGCGCACCACCACAGCCGATTCGTTCTACGAGTGTGAGAAACTTACTCTGTGGGGCGGTTCGACCGTGGTGGAAAAAACAGAAACGTCAAGCGGCAAAGCTGTGGAGAATGCAGCATTGTCAAATGGGTTCATTCAGGTACTGTCTTCAAAAATAGCTGGCGTAGGCGACATGACCCACACTGGCCCGCGTCGTGTATGGATGCGTGTGTTTGACTATGGGTTTGTAGCTGAAAACATTGAACTCAAGTTGGAATGGCGTGCGCTCGGTTCTGCCAGGTGGTCTTCCAATAGGGCCGTTAGGGTAGCCGTAACAGGAGAAGCATATTCAAAGATTGACCTCGGGGAAGTGCGTCCCGAAACAGCCATCCTCGGGGAACAGCGCTGGGAATGGCGCTTGCTTGCGCGAGCACGCAATGGTGCGGGCAAAATTCGTATGGATATTGTGGCCTTGCTTACGACAGAGCAGTATCTAGCTCTGGCCACTGTGCCTAACTCTTCAAGTGTCATCGCCGATAAACAGGTTGCCAAATCTCCCACCAAAGTTATAGACGGAGCAGGGGCAGGACTGAAAGTGGCTTGGACCAATCCGGAAAATGCCAAAGCGTCAGACAATGCGTATGCGACGGCCAAACTCAAAGAAGGAGAAAAGACCCACTGGCTTGAGGCTAGCAAATTCGGGTTCGCCATTCCCGGCACAGCAACCATCCTAGGCATTGTGTTTGAAGTTGAGCGTAGTGCAAGTGTCGAAGAAGGTATAACTGATTACTTCGCTTGTCTAATCGCAGGAGGGGCGATCAGGCTGGAAACGGATAAGGCATCATTTGGGAACTGGCCTACGGTAGATGTGTACAAAGCGTATGGAAGTGCCACGGACCTATGGGGAGTATCCTCACGTACCCCTGCTGAAATCAACGAAGAAACGTTTGGCTTCGCACTTGTCGCCGAGCATTACTTTGGCACAGGAGGCGGTGAATTTACAGCATCGGTTGACCATATCAAATGCACTGTGTATTACTCTGAATCGGTGGACGACAACAAAGTGTGCTTCGCCACACGGTCCGCTGAGCTTAGGAGTGATGGTGTGTTCCGTCAACATCTTACCGACGAAGTGTGGGGGCATGGTGTTCCTGACGGGTTCTTGCCTTATGCTCCTCCGTCGGGACTCGAGGAACGTGCTGCTCGTGGCATCATCATCCCCAGCCAGGGCAACCACCAAACGACGCCCGACACTGGTTTGCACAAACTGAGCGCCGTAGTTCACTACTTCCCCGGCTACCACTTTACGTCCGAGGCTGAATAGTGGCGGGCAAACTTGAAAGCGGGACGTTAGGGTCCGGCACCCTTGGTGAACCACTTGCGGTCATCGTTGAACCGGAAGACGTTGCACCCCATGCTTCTGTCACAGCCGAGTTCCCGCCAGACAAGTTGGCCATACGAATTGATTCACCGTATGGCGGGTCTGCTCGATGGGCAGAAGATGAGGGCTCTCCCGACAACGTACTGTCGGACATAGAGTTTTCAGATGAGATCCCCGGCGGATACAAAGAAGCCAGCGGCACCCTTGCTCGTAACCCGCGTGATGACTACCGCGACCTAGATTCATACAGCGACATCAACATCTATCAGCCGGGTGTGGAGTCTGTGTGGCAGGGGTCTCTTGACAAGGGGCCGAAAGTAACTGGCGACCAGGTGTCTATCTCACCGGCTGCGTTGGGATACCAATACATTCTTGAGGATGACAATGCCGCACAGGTTGGGTTCATCAGTAGTGACCTAGGTAAGTGGGGAGACCCGTCTTCCGAACGACGTCGTATCTTGGCCTCTGAAAATGTTAGACCGAATGGCACTATCGGCGTAGGATTTAGAGACGCTGGGGCTGCGTTGGCTGGGATACTGTTCATATACGAACGCCTAGCCAAAGGGTACATGGGTGGTGAGAAGTGGTTCTACGGTGACGGGATTGACATTGGGAAGCTGCTGTACAACTTCACAGGTACGGGCTTTGACGAAGCGTGGACTGACCTTGCTGCTCTGTGTGTTGATGACCTATACTCAGGAGCCTCGGCTTTTATTCAAAGTCTGGATTACAACGGGGTCACTACACCTGAACAGGTCATTGATGCCTTCTCTAGTGGCTACGGATACAAGTACGCCATCTTCTCAACGTGGCGCAATCAGGGCGAAGCTGAAATAGATCCGTATGGTGGCATTCACTCATGGGACGTTCCCAAAGTGCTTGGCAAACATGGCATCGCTCCCGTGGGTGTGTGGCCGAACGTCGGGCTGCCTGTCAAGCCCATGATTGAATACTTGATCAAACACTTTGCCCAGCCGCTAACCATTGATCCTGATTTCATTGATGATGATGGATACGCTGTGGCTGATGCTTGGTACGGGGAGCCGTCGCCGCTATCTACCATCCTCAACGAGATTACCAAACTCGGTTTGTATGATTGGTTCGTCTACTTCGGTAAGCGGCTTGAGTACCGTAAACCCGGAACGTATGGCAGGTTCTGGAAGGCATACACAGCCCCAAGTGATCTGAACGAGCTTGGGGAAGACAGCCAGCGGCTATGGCGCAAAATCACAGTGCGGTACCAGGACGCCGATGGTTCCACCCGGTTGATTGGTCCTCCTGGCTCTGGCAACCGTATTGAATCAACCGAACTTGAAATCACAGACCCAGAACACCCGGCAGTAAAGGCTGGCCGCACCCGCCGCGACTTGCTAGACCTGCAAGGAATTCACACATCAGAAACGGCGCTGTCGGTTGGCGTCAGGTTCCTCGAAGAAGCAAACCTGCTCAACCGCTCTGGGTCTGCCACGTTGTCTGGGTACGTTCTTGATGACTACGGGCTGTGGAGGCCAGCCGCGCAGGTCAAGTCAGGTGACTACGTAAGTTTCGTAGACGCTGCGGATACCAGCTACCGCAAGATAGTTGGGAAACAATATCAGCACGCAAGTCGAGCTTCAGCAATTGACCTAGACGCTCCTCCGTCAGGGTTGGAAGCATTGCTTGAGCGTTTGCAAGCCGGGCTAATTGAAGCGGGGGTGAATTGATGGAGGCAGGAGGCATCCCACTACGGGATTGGATCGCAGACAGGTTCAAGAACTACGACGCACGTATACGCAGCAACCACGATCGGGTGGCAGACCAGCAGAGAGAACTCAACACGCAGGGGAGATCGTTGGTTAAAATCGAAGAGCAGCTAAAGGACCAGGGCGAAGACATTGCAGAAATGAAGAACGACATGAAATGGATTAAGCGTGGCCTGTTTGGTGCTATAGCTGTCGGTCTTATGTTCACTGTCGCAGTATCCACACTAGTCATACAGGTGGCCCACTGATGAAACACAAGAATGCAAAAATCAAAACCAAGTGGATTGTCCTAACCTTACTGACTGTCATTGCCATGTCAGGTGCTGGACTAGGTGCATACCTATACGTCCATGCACTACAAGAATCGGAATTGCTTAATAGTCTGATCGCCAATTGCGAAAAGAACGGCAATCCGCTTAGGAAAGGTCTGCAAGAGGAAAAGGAACTTGAACTTAAAGTAGCCGAACACCCCGAAGCCAAGCTTCTAAAGGCATTGCATATCACCAGGGCACAAGCCATAGAACTTTCTCAGCCGCAGATTAAACGATTGAGGTATGACGTCAACGTTAGATACAAGCCCATCGACTGTATTAATTCATACAAATAAAGGAGCCGCTATGAAGATCGACGTTACAGACATATCGCCAAAGCAGTCAAGCCGCGAGGGTGCCCGCATCCACGGCTTGGTGCTGCACACGACCGAGGGCAGTGACAACCCAACCGGTGACGCGGACCTTAAGCAGCTTGGGTCTATCTTTCACAACGAGGAGGCGTCTGCCCATTTAGGCGTCAACGTCCACGGCAGGTTCGGTCGCTACGTCGAGGACAGTGCAAAGGCATGGGCAGTCTGTGAATTCAACAGCGTAACGCTGTCACTAGAGCAGATCGCCTTCGCCGCCTACGACAAGCACACATGGATGACGCATCGCCACGATCAGCTCCACGGCGCTGCTGAATTCCTTGCCTACGGCCACACGCATTACGGCGTGCCGCTGGAGCCTGGTCAGTGCAGCGGCGCAGCCATCACGAGGCCCGGTGTGTTCCAGCACAAGGATCTCGGCATCATGGGCAGCGGGCACAGCGACTGCGGCAGCGGTTACCCGCAGGGCTACGTCACTCTGCTCGCCAAATATTTCATCGCACACAAGCTCCACGCAACCGCACAGCACACGGAACGGCTGCGCAAGGAGATCAACAACATCCGGCGGCATTACGGCATCGACATCATCACGCCGGTCAAATAAGGAGGAACGATGCTCGAACGTTACAGCAAGGGGATTATCAGTCTCTTGGCGTTTGCCTTCGCTGCGGTTGCTTTGCTTCTCGGCAACCAAATCCTGGGCTTCCACATCACGGCTGACTTCCAGTCGCAGGTCATCGCGCTCGTGCCGCTAGGTGCTGGCGTCGTGGCTGTGTTTGGTACCAAGAACGCTACTGAAGACGCAATAGACAAGGCGATCATGCAACTAGTTACCGGCTTGATCGCTGTGTCGCAGTTCTTTGCGCAAATACCAAGTGACCTCGGCGTCAAGATCGGCGCATTGGTCTATGCGGGTGTGGCTGCCTACTTTGTGTGGGTCAAGTCAAACACGCCAGCCGCTACGCAGAAGTTCGTCAATTAATTAGACGAGTTTCTGTGCCCTGCCTCCTCCGCCCCCAACCACACCCGTAAGGGTGGTGGGGGTGGGGGTATAGGCAGCACAGAGAGGGTAAGCGGGGCTATGGTACCCTGTCGGGATAACGACCCCAGACAGGAAACAATATGCCACCACTGTTCAAGGAGTTCAAGGTAGTTGAGTTAGAAGGAAAGCTAGGCACACTGCAATGCCCTCGGAAGGGGTGCGGCGGTGAGTTCACTGTAAACAGGGCTCTCTTCAAGCAGTCAAAGCCGACGTTTCCGACTCGGCCTTGTCCCTATTGCTTTCAAGTGAGTTTACTACCGGGCACACACAAGGAGGATTAACATGGATCACGTAGAGGCAGTAGATATGATCGACGAGGTCACGGCTCCCAACCACGGCAACCCCGAGCTTGCGTTCTTGAGGATAGCGGGCATCGCACCAAGCAACCCGTCATACGTTGAGGGGCTGAGGCAGATACGTGATGGCATTGAGAACATGGCCACACTGCTTGAGGACTGCACACCTGACTGCACCGAGCCAACCTGCATCTCTGCCCCTGTACACCAGAAGCTCATAAGGGATACGGATATGGAAGCAGCCATAGCCAATCTCAGGGCAGCCGCCTTGCGGGCCAAAGCGGCGCTGGTCGACGTGGTGGTGGTCACGACAAGCTGCGACTGCCCCGGCTGCCAGCCGCGCCAAGGGCTCTAGCAAGCCAAATTCATAGGGGGCTAGGCAGGGCCAGTGCCAGGCGTGGCCAGGCAGCCAGCAGGCAGCCGCCGCTTCCGGTAGCATTGGCTCTGCCAAGCCAAAAACTCGCCCACCGAGGCGACAGGAGGTTACAACAATGAGCCAAGCAACAGCACACCGACCCGCCACCGAGCGGACGATCCAGTACATCAAGAACCTGCTCGACGAGCGGGAGCTGACTGCGAGCCAGAAGTTCGCAGATGCCACGCAGGCTATGGACGAGGGCGAGCTTAGCCGGTACATGTGCCAGCTACGGCAACGGCCACGTTCCATGACACAGGCCGAGGCGAGTGAGTGGATCGAGGCTCTGAAGCGGTTGCCACGCAAGGGCACGTCGCAGGCGACAGGCCATTCGGCACACGTGGAGTTCAAGGTGCTTGCCGAGAAGGTGCCCGCTGGCAGGTATGCCGTAACCGGGGAGGACGGGACGACCGACTTTTACCGGGTGGACAGGCCCACCGATGGCAGGTGGAAGGGCTACACGTTTGTGAAGCTAGGTACAGGTGGCCCGCATGGTGGTGAACTCCATTGGCAGCGTCTGTCGTTCAAGAACACAGCGGCCATCCTCGGCAAGATCATCGCCGACACACCGGAAGCGGCTGCTAAGCGGTTCGGCAAGGAGATCGGTCGCTGTGGCATGTGTGGCCGCACGCTCACCAACCCTGAGAGCATTGAGCGGGGCATTGGGCCTGTGTGTGCTGGCAACAGTGGGTGGAGCTTTTAATGCCTACCCCTTTTGACACAGACCTAGTGGCACCGCCAAAGGTGCAAGCCGAGCTGAGCAAGGACCGGAAGACGGTCCTTGTTCGGTTTGACTATGACCCCACCTACATCGTGAAAGTCAAGCGTGTGCCTGGCCGCAGGTTTGTAGGCAAGGACAAACCAGAGGGTCCGGCATGGCGACTTGACAAAGACCTCACTGTGATGCGCAGGTTGCGCGAGCAGTTTAAGGACGAGCTCACACTTGGCCCTAAGCTGCGCAAGTGGGGTAAGGAACAGGTGCAGGTGGAGAACCGCCTGCGCGAGCGCAGCCAAGCCAACGACGCCACACTAGCCAACGTGCCCGACAGCTTGGTCGCCGGCGACGGCTTTACCCTGCGGCCATACCAGCGGGCCGACATAGCGTTCATGGCTGAAGGCAGGTACATCAACGCAAACAAACCGGGCAGCGGCAAGACTGCTGAGATCATCGGGGCTGTGTTTGAGGCAGAGCTGGAGTGGGGCATACACCTAGTGTCAGCGCCGCTGATTAGTCTCGAAGACGTGTGGGAAAAAGAAATCACAGATATGTATGCTCGGGCAGGCTACGACGAGCCCACCATACTCACAGGCACCACCACGCGGGCACGCAAGGCGGCGCTACGGGAAGCCAAGGAGCTAGCCGACGAAGGCTATGCGTTCTGGCTTGTGGTCAACCCCGAGATGCTGCGAATGAAAAAGGAACTGAGTGACGAGGCTCGGTCTAAGATGAAAGAGAACCAGTTCTACTCGCCGGTCGAGGATGACTACGAGGAAGAGCTTCTGTTTCCCGAACTGGCCGAAATAGAATGGGACAGCTTCCAGGTGGATGAGTTTCACTTGGCTGGCCTTGGCAACCCGGCTACACAGTTCTATGCAGGAGCCAATGAGGTTGCTCAGGCTACGCAGCCAGCGATTAGGGGCTGTGCCAGTGGCACGCCTATGGGTGGCAAGCCGATCAAGCTGTGGGGCGCACTGCACTTTGTACACCCTGAGAAGTTCTCAGCACGTTGGTCATGGGCTCGGCAGTGGCTAGACATCAGTGACAACGGCCACGGCAAAAAGATCGAGGGGCTGATTGACGGCAGGGAGGAGGAGTTCTATGACCACCTTAAGCCGTACCTGATCAGGCGCACCAAGGAGGAGGTACTGCCAGGGCTGCCACCTAAGAACCAGATTCATGTGTGGTGCCAGATGACGCCCAAACAAAAGGCACAGTATCGTGCGTTCGAGGCGGAGGCCGAGTTGCGCATTGAGGGTGCCGAGGAAGAAGGCAGACTGTCGGCACCTAACGTGCTCGCCGAGTACACGCGGCTTAAACAATTCGCGGCTGCGTTTTGTAACGTGCGCTTCACTGGCCGCGAGGTCGGCGGTATGCCGGAGATCAAGGTGGAGACCACGCTGGACGGTGGCAAATTCCTACACCTTGAGGAGAAGCTGCGCGAGGAGAACGTAATCGTTGCTGGCAAGTCGGACGATGACCCGCCGGAGTGTGCGCTTATCTTCAGTCAGCACAATGCCACGGTGGAAGCGGCCAAAGCCCTGTGCGACAAGCACAAGGTGCCAGCCGCTATGCTCATGGGTGTGGGCAAGACACGTGACCGTGACCGCAAAGCTGCGGCCAAGGCGTTCCAGACCCAGAGCGTAGAGTTCATCAAAGACCTTAAGCGGCCAAGCAAGCTGATGCTCGAATTGCTAAAGGTTGGCCCGCCACGTGTGCTGTGTATCGGCACGAGGGCTGGCAGCACGGCGCTTAACCTGTCGCGGGCTAACAGCGTGCATATGCTCGACGAGACTTGGGTGCCAGATGACCTGGAGCAGGCCGAGGACAGGGCACACCGAGGCGACGAGCTGACGGAAGCCAAGGATGAACTCCGTATCTACATCTACCGCACCAAGGAGAGCATCGAGGAATACATTCAGCAGGTCAACATCGACAAGGACATCAGTAACAAAACGATCCTCGACTTGGTAAGGCAGATGCAGGAAGCCCGCGTGGAAGAGGAAGCGGTGGCCGCATGATGAGTGAAGAACTTATCCAATTGATTGTTAAAACTACTGTCAACACACTTCGGCAAGTGGCTTGGGTGCAGAACATGGACTATGGAAGTGTTTCACTATCTGAGATGGCCGATGATGTGGAACAAGCAACTATAGACAGCCTTTCTGAAATCTGCCCATTGTGCGAGGAGGTAGTCTGCGACGGAGGCTGCCCACTGGAGCCAGTGCGTAAGGAGCTTTCATGAACCGGCCAACCTGGCTACGCACGCATGCCAGCAAGCCGCCACGCTGGGACCGCAAGGCACGTAAACGGCACGATGCTGCCAGCCGCCATATGCGGAGGCCTGCGGGCCTTATAAATGATACCCCTAGCCCTGCCCCGAACCATATCCCCTTAGAGCCTTAAAACGGCTTACAACGCCCCAAACCAACCACGACACAGGAGGTTACACCATGAAAAAGCTACTCGCAATAGGTGCCGTTGCCCTTTCGTTTGCGGGGTGTGGCGGCACACACGAAACGCCCAGACAAGAACTTGAGCAGCGTCAGCGCGTACACGCACAGGAAGCGGAGGCCAGCTTGAACCAAGTGCTTTGCATGGAGGAAGAGCCCGGGTGCAAGCAATGACCAAATCTAAAACAAAAACTCGTAAGGCCAAGAAGCCGCTAGGCAAGCCACCGAAGGGTGCGATGCTTATGCGTACCAGCGAGCGCAGCACATTCAACCGCTGTCGCTGGCAATGGGGGCGCATCTATGGTGAAGGGCTCAAGCCAATCCAAGAGCATCCTGCCTTGCGGTTCGGCAGTCTTATTCACGAAGCACTAGAGGTCCGCTACCCGGTCGGCATCAAGCGCGGACCACACCCGGCACAGACGTTCGAAAAGCTGTATGCCGCCGATCTGAAGAAGAACGAGCAGGAGTGGGGCATGTTTGCTGACGAAGAGTGGACGGACGCTCTGGAGCTTGGCATAGATATGCTGAACGGGTACGTAGACAAATATGGCCGCGACGAGCAGTGGGAGGTACTGGCCAGCGAGATGAAGTTCGCTGTGCCTGTGTACATGACAGACGAGATGGCCATCGACAACGTCATGCTCGTGGCAGCCCTGTACCAAGCCGGTGTGTTAACAGAGAAACAAGTTCAGGGCAAAGAACCGCTGTTCTGGTACGTGGGCACGATGGACGGCGTGTGGAAAGACCGTAGCAGCGCACGTGTGCGGATCAACGACTACAAGACAACCAGTGGCGACGCTGTCAAAGAGGGTGAAGCTAAGGGTGTGCTGGATGAGCAGGCCACGGCTTACTGGACGTTCGGTGTGGACTACCTGATTGCCAAAGCCCTGATGAAGGCACGTGTTATCGAGGCACTGGACGGCATGCTGTACACGTTCCTGAAAAAGAGCAAGAAGGATGACCGTCCAGTTAACGACTCGGGTTATGCACTGAACAAGCCTAAGAAGGATGCGGTCATGGCCTACTACGAGGAGGAAGGTATTGCGTTGCCTACAGCGGGCACAGGCAAAAACGGCAACGTGGTACTCGATGACCTCATTGCCAACCTAGGCGACGCAGCCCTGACGCTGGGAGAGGTAAGCAAAGACCAGCCCGCCAAACGGTTCCACCGCGAGATTGTGTACAGGGGGCAGGCTGACAGAGAGAACGCACGTGCCAGGGTGGTTGAGGAGTTCCTGGAGATGGAGTGTGTCAAAGCAAACCTGATGCCGTACCGCAAGACACCCGGCAGCAGCTATCCCACGCTCCAGTGCAAAGGTTGCTCGGTGCGTGACCTGTGTGAGATACACGAGGCAGGCCAAGACTGGCAAGAAGCCAAGGAGCTCACGATGATTCCTTGGGACCCCTACAGCGCTCACGAGATCGTAGAGGAAGGCAAGGGTTCATGAACGATAAACTGTCACTAGAACTGCTGCCAGGTGCTTTGCGTGACTTGGCCCACATACTTGAGGAAGAACAACGCGAAGTCGAGATAGAGGCACATATTAAAATTCATCCAGGGCCAATTACAAAGGAGATGATGCTTAAGGACGAGGACGATTTACACAATGGAATTCAGCCAATGGATCGCACCACACCCATGACCATAGATATCAAAGTGGACACCCGTCCAGTAAGGGCACAGAAGAGATGAGTAACTTCCCCACCATTAAGGCCAAGCGAACGCAGCTTTACTCCATGGCTGCCGTGTCAACCTATGGCACACACACTCAGCTGATCATCAAAGCCACCAACAGCAAAGACGTTCTGTGCGCCGTCAAGATGCGCGACACCTGTCCCAAGCAACAACTGAAAGACCGCCACAAGAACGGATATGCCTACTACCTCGTTAGCGAGGACGGAGTGATCAAACCACTTACCGAAAAGGAGCTGAGGAAGATACCATGAAAAAGGCAATCAAAGATTTGACCTACGACCATGCCCAACCTAACTCTTGGTTCCAGAAATATTTGGACGCCGAAGGCAAATGGACAGGGCAGACGCCGTGTACGTGCGAGCAGTGCAGGGCACGGCGTGCCACCAAGTAACGTCTGCAATATGCAGGTCTTACACCACACAGGCTGCCTTGTGCGGGCCAAGTGTGTAAGGGTGACGCGACGTGGCTGTGTAGCCAAACCGACCAAGGAGATAGTGTGAGACCGCGTAAGCTAAATACGAGACAGGGTAAGGCATCCGTCATCTTGTTTGCCGTACCAGGAGCAGGGAAGACGCGGTTTATCGCTGGCGGCAAGAAGACCCTGATCATACGACCACCATCAGACCATGTAGACTCAGTCGACTTTGTCACAGACTGCGAAGAGATCGTGGTGGAAAACTGGGATCAGCTATTTGAGGCTGAGCATTACGTGATGACAGAGGGCTGGAAGATATACGATTGGATATGGCTGGACAGTCTTTCACTGTGGCAGGACTACGGCTTGGAAGATGTGCTGGACGACGCTGTCAAACGTAAACCTGACCGGGGCATTATGAAAGGCGGCATGAACGTCGTCGAGCATGGTCCGGACAAAGGTGAGTACCGTACCAACATGGATCGGGTTGCCAAATTCGTGCGGGAGATGCAGGCGCTCGCCGAGGAAGGCAAGTTCCACTTCGGCATGACTGCACACCCGTTCGAATGGTACAACCCGGTGCAGGATGAGGATACATGGGCACCCTGGATACAGGGCAAAAACATGATCCCGAAGATTTGTGGGTACATGAACATGGTCCTGTACTTGGAAACGAAAAACCGTAAAGGCAAACCCCCTGCGCAATGTCTGTACTCGCAGGCCGAGGGCATCTACGGCAAGGACCAGTACCAATGCTTCCCGGAACTCAAGTCCGGCAAGAGAGGCCTAGTCAATCCGACGATGGCCAAGCTGACCGCTGCCATTGAGGGTAGTACGGGCAGCCGTACACCTAGGCAGCGCAAACGTACAAACAAAAGAAGGAGAAAGTAAGTGCCACCTACATTGAAATATGACATCCGAGGAGTAGAGTCGGGGCAGGACTTCGACGAGCCGATTCCTAAGGGTGTCTACCGCATGAGCATCCTTTCATGTATCCAGACCAAATCCAGCAAAGGCAACGACATGCTGGAATTGGAACTGGAAATCATCAAAGGCAAATTCAAGGGCAGGCGCGTGTGGGACTACGTGGTCCTTACCAAAAAATCCGAATGGAAGCTGGCCAGCTTGGTCCGCGCATTGGGACTGAAAGAGAAAGGTGGCCTCAACCCAGAAAAACTAACCGGCAAGACGTTGACGGCGAAAGTGAAGCTGGAAACGTACACCACGGAAGACGACGACGGTGATGAGGTAACCAAGGTCACCAACAAGATCGCATCCCTGCTTCCGAAGGCTGACGCCGAAGAGGCTGAGGAGGAGGAGCCCGAGGAGGAAGAGGAAGAAGAGGAGGCCGAGGAGCCGGACGAGGAAGAAGAGGAAGAGGACGGCGACGAGGAGGGTTACACCGAGGAGGAGATCAACGAGGCTGACAAAGCCGCGCTGAAGGAGATCATCTCCGACGAGGAGCTCGGCATCCGCGTCACCAAAAAAACCAAAGTCGCGGCGCTCCGCAAGAAAGTGTTGGAGGCTTTGGAAGAGGCCGAGCTCATGGAGGAGGCCGAGGAGCCGGACGAGGAAGAAGAGGAAGAGGGCGACGAGGACGAGGCAGGCTACGACGAGATGTCGTTGGCCGAACTCAAGGCGGAGCTCAAAGAGAGGGAGCTCAAAGTCGGTGGCAAAAAGCCAGCCCTGATCAAGCGGCTGGAAGCAGACGACGAAGAAGAGGAGGGCGAGGGCGAGGACGATGACGGAGACGAGCCCTTCTAAAGAGGACAACCGAAAGTTCGTAATCACAGACCTAACCCTATCAGCGTTTCTAATACTCAAGGGGCACAAGGCAGACATGATTAGGAAAGGAGAGACGGGACGAGGGCACCCCATCGGTGGGTGGAGTTTCGACAGCACACCCGAGCTGAAGAACCTCGTCATGGAATACAACCAAGGCAAGACGGAGGTCGAACCACGTGACTTCCACAATGCCCTGTCGAACACACGTAGCAAGCTGCTTGACTTTCTAGGCGTGAGGAAGAAGGGCTAGCATGCTCCCCGACCAAGTGATGGCCAAACTCAAACCCTATATGGCAGGTGCTCAGCCGGATGCGCGAGGCGAGGTAGAAATGTTCTGCCCCTTGCATAACGACACGCGGCGCAGTGCCAGCCTGAATGTAGAGATGGAGGTTTGGTTCTGTCATGGTGGGTGTGGCGGAGGTAGCATCCGTCACTTGGTCGACGCCGAGGACATATGGGTCAGGCTGGAGGGACGGGTACCAAACGGTAACTCGCTCTCCAGCTTGGCTCAGTCCTTCGGCCCTATCCCAAACGAAAAGAAGCTCAAGAAGGAAGTGGTCGCATGGCACAAACGGTTGATCCATGACCCGGAACGCTTGCGATACCTGTTCGAACTACGTGGCATTACCAAGGCCACGGCCAAGCGGGCAGAGCTTGGTTGGGATGGCAGGTACTTCAAGATACCTGTGTGGTCACCAGAGCGGGAGCTATGGAACGTGAGAACATACGATCCCAAACCAAGGCTGGGACGCCGCAAGATATGGGGCGTGCGCGGCAGCAACCGGCCACGGCTGTACCCGGCAGGCGTCATGGAGCGGCTTGACCCTGGCGACCGTGTGATATTCTCAGAGGGCGAGTTAGATGCGCTCATGGGCAACCAGTCGGGCATACCCACAGTGACCCGCACAGACGGCGCAGGCAAGCCGTGGCACCCTGAATGGACCGTAGCCTTTGCCGGGTTGCACGTGTACCTGTGCCAAGACGTTGATAAGCAAGGCGACACAGCCACAGCGATAACGGGCCAAGCCCTCGCGGCTGTGTCGAACGTTCACGTGTGTCGGCTGCCGTATGGGTGGAAGCCCAAAGGTGGCCGTGACCTCACAGACTTTCTGTTGGACGCGGAGCAGCCGCGTGTGGCGCTGGAGTTACTACTAGAGATGTCAAAACCATACCAGGAGATAACATGAATAAGAAGGCAATCATTCTAGGTTGCGGACCGGCTGCCATGCTGGCAGCAAACCAACTCTGGCGTGATTTCAATTACGCAATAGAGGACATTGAATTCATGTCCTTGTTTGTGGATCCGTCACCCATCGGCGGAGCGCAGTACCTACACGAGCCTATGGTTCAGATGGGTACACCACCCGATGCCACTATTGAGTTCATCAAGGTGGGTAATCCAGAGGACTACGCCGAGAAGGTGTACGGCAGCCCACACGTGCCGACAAGCTGGGGAGAGTACGGCAGGCGTCAGGTTGCTTGGAAGTTGCAAACCACCTACACAGATCTGTTCAGCAAGTTCCGCCACATGATCACGGGAGGGTGGCAGGCAACCGCCACATCAGTTCAGCAGCTACTGGAAGAGCGGCTAGAGCCAGGTGTGCTGTTCCTAAGCTCGGTGCCAGCGGACTGTCTGTGCAAACGACCTGACCTACATAACTTCCCGCGTGCTTACATCACCATACGCAAGGAGCAGCCCGACTTCCTGCCGATGGACAATGTAGTGGTGTACAACGGCAGGCCCGATGATGAGTGGTATCGGGCGTGTAAATTATTCGGCCAGTGTTGGACTGAGTTCGGTGCCAATGAGATAGTGCTTCGGGAGGGGAAAGATGAGTTTATTACAGGACAGAAGCCTATGGGCACTTCCTGTGACTGCTATCCCGAGATACATCGCATCGGCCGGTTCGGCACGTGGGATCGCAAAGTGCTACTGACAGACGTGCCGAAGCAGGTTCAGGAGGCGCTTGCATGAAATGCACTAGCTGCGGCACCATTGTCAAGCCGATCGTAGCCGTTGACATTGACGGCACACTTGGCAACTACCATGCACACTTTGAAGATTTCGCCGAGGAGTACTTTGACAGGGTCATTAGGCCCGGCTGCCTGTACAGGGGTGGCGAGAGTATGAGTGCATGGGCCATTAGGGAGCTCGGCATCACGCGGGCAGCGTACCGGGATTGTAAACTCGCCTACCGGCAAGGTGGCCTCAAGAGGACCATGCCCCTATTTGATGGCGCAAAGGGGCTGTGCGAGCGCATACGGGCTGCTGGCGGGGAGCTATGGCTAACCACCACCCGGCCATACCTGCGGCTGGACAACGTAGACCCAGACACGCGGGAGTGGTTGCGGCGCAAGGGTATTCAGTATGACCACCTTTTGTATGACGAGAACAAGTATCAAGTGCTTCACGACCGCCTAACAGACCCCGACCGGGTAGTAGCGATCGTAGATGATCTCGTAACCAACATCAGTGAAGCTCAACACATCTTCCGCTGGGATAAGGCCATGTGGATACGTACCCAATGGAATGAGAAGGACGGAGGCGGAGGCATCGGGCTTGAGGGTGTCGCGCCATTCGTAGAGACCAAGATCAAGGAGTGGATACACAGCCATGAGTAATAAGACCATGATAGTAATAGGAGCCCGTCGCGGCAGCGGCAACATTGGTGAGGGTATCAAAGAGGCCATGCAAGATGCAATGTGGCAGGTGTACTCACACGATGCCGAACTGGACGATGGCAGCTACGGTGTGCCAACGTTGGACAAACGACTGTGGCAAGAAGCTGATGCTCTGGTCGTCAGTCTGGGTACCGTATCCATGGAGCCTTTCATAGACCTACACCCCGAAGACCTACAGGAAGTAATTCAGGGCTGTCTGACGCTGCCTTTGCAAGTGGTGATGCAGTATGTACAGTCACGCCGTGAGAAGGGTGGCAAGATCATCATGATCGGCAGTTATGCGCACAGGCACCCGTTCACCAATGGTGTGCCGTACTGCGCAGCCAAGGCGGGTCTTGACATGGCAGGCAAGGTGCTTGGTTGGGAGCTTACTGCACAGGGATTCAGTACGCATGTGGTGCATCCTTACCACGTACCTGACTCGCCCATGTGGGAGGTCGTGCAAGAGGGTGTCATGGAACAGCGCGGTATGGACCGGCAGGAAGCTGACTACCATGCGTTCAAGGACAACCGCATGCGGCTGATGGATCCGTATGAGATAGGTGTCATGGTGCATATGCTCTGCACCCTGCCCGAGGCTGCTTGGTTGTCAGGTACCAACCTGGAGCTCTTCGGTGGCACAAGGTAGAAACTTCCGCCTCAACAAAGTCCAGGCATTCAAACTGGCCACTGTTGGTTACTTCTCGGAGAGCGACGAGGTAGTGATTGACGCTGACAGCTATGACCATCACACGGAATCTTTTCTGTTCGCTCTGAAGGTACACCCCGAACGCATCCCCGAGAGTACGTGGGCCATCCTCAAGGCCAACCCAAAGGGATGGAGCTTCTTCAAGATGCACCACGACGGTAACTTTTTCCCATACGACAAGGACGGAGACAATGGTTAAAATAGATCACGTCACGGTAGTAATCCCTGACGACCCAATCGCAATGGAGAACGCACTCAGCATGCTTACCGCTATGGGCATGCGACTGGTAGAACCTGACACTCAGTATGCCGCCAGAAATACGCAGTGGAAATACAACCATCTCGAAGACGACAACGGCTTCAAGGTACACGTGGTCTGCGAGGGAGAGAACGATGCCAAAGCTGGCGAGCCGGGGCTGGCACACTTCCGGGCTGTGGTCACACGTGAGACCTTCGAACGGTTGACTACGTGTGTCTACTGTGAGCGCAACGCAGGCAGTGGACGCATATGGTTGCGTGGCCCTGGCACACTGCGGGCCGAGGTCATTACCACTGCGGGGCTGATGCCATCCAAGAGGGGCGAGTTCGGTGTGGAAGTGGAGGGTGCTGAGTTTATTCCGTCAATGGGTGGCATCCTCGATGATATCCCTGAGGACGAGGGGCATGCTCTACACCTGCGCCGCCACAAAGAAATCATGGAGCGCGCTTTGAACATCATGGTAGAGCGCGATCCTAAGTACCACGACTCGTGGAAGAACTACGGGTGGCGCGGTGCAATATTCAACATGAGGCGCAAGGCAGAACGTGTGTGGCATCTGATGTTCAATCTGGATCCGAACGATCTGAATACAGACACTATGCACCGTGACGTTGATGACCTCTACGACATCATCAACTATGCAACGATGGCCGTGCAGTGCATTGAAGATGCCAACCGCGATGGCACCGACGGATGGTGGAAGGCAGACTGATGCCGAAAGCATGGCACGGACATAGTGCTGAGGATTCCAAGGTCAGCACATTTCAGGAGGGGCAGAAGAAGCACTTTGACTTCCAGCCCTTAGCTGTACGTGCCAAGAAAGGCAGACGAGTCGCAGAGGCTAACGCAGGGCTCAAGCCAATGCGATTCGTCAGCCTGCACCATCACAGTACGTTCAGCTTCTTGGATGGGTTCCAGATGCCCGAGGCACACGTGCGCAGGGCTAGCGAGCTAGAGATGAACACACTAGCCATGACAGAGCATGGCAACATCTTCAGCCACGTCAAGCTGGAGAAGGCAGCCGAGGAGATAGGTGTCAAGCCTGTGTTCGGGTGCGAGTTCTACATGGGTTGGACAGACGAGAAGCGGCGCACGCAGCGCAAGAACCATCTGACAGTAGTGGCCAAGAACTCTGAGGGGTATGCCAACCTGCTTCACCTAGTCAACCTGTCATGGGCGCAGGGGTTCTACTACGAGCCGACCGTGGACTGGCGCTGGCTGGTCCAGTATCAGAAGGGCTTGGTAGTGCTGTCAGGCTGCCAGGGGTCCGCACTGTTCACAGCACTAGTGGGAGGTAAGCATGTCAAAGAAGAGGATGCGAGTTACGCACGTGGTCTCAAGGTGGCTAAGTGGCTTTCCGCCAGGCTGGACGATTTCTATATCGAGGTCCAAGCATTCCCGGAGCTCGTCAAGACTCGGCGTGCTAACCCTATGCTCGCCACTATTGCACGTGAGATACGTAGACCTCTTGTTGCCACGGTCGACTGTCACTATACGATTCCAGAGGAGGCGGAGATCCAGCAAGGGCTACACGCGGTTCGTCCAGGAGAGAAACGCTCGGCTGAGGAACTCGCTAGGGATTGGGGCTACGAAGCGCCGCTCTGCCACCCGCTGACAGACAACGAACTGTATCGTAAACTCAAGAACACAGGGCTGACCAAGAGCCAAGCCATAGAGGCCATAGTGAGTACTGAGGAGATCGGGCAGGAGGCCACGGTAACCCTGCCCCGCCTGCCGCAGGTCAAGTACCCGCTACCACCCGGCTACGACACCGCACAGGACCTGTGGCGGGCTTGGCTACGCAAGGGCTGGAGATACCGAGGGTGCCACCAACTACCGGCCAAGGAACGTGCTAGGTACAAAGCTCAACTGGCTAAAGAGATGGAGGTCATCGAGGCCAAGGGGTATGAAAACCTGTTTCTGATCACGTCCGACATCGTGCGGTTTGCCAAGCGGCAGCAGATACCCGTCGGGCCAGCTAGAGGCAGCGCGGCTGCGTCTCTCGTGTGCTACCTGATGCGCATCACCGAGATCGACCCAATGAAATACGACTACCTAGTGTTCGAGCGTTTCATTGACTGGTCGCGTGCTGACATGCCTGATATCGACCTGGACTTTGCCAGCTACGGCAGACCCATCATCCGTCAGTATGCCGTTGACAAATACGGTGAGGACTGTGTGAACAACATAGGTACGTTCACTTACTATAAGGCGAAGAACAGCCTAGATGACACAGCCCGCGTGTATAGGATTCCAAAGGCGGCAGCTATCACAGTGAAAGGCTTGCTGATAGAACGCTCGTCGGGTGACCTGCGTGCGTCGGCAACCATTGAGGACACGGCCAATCAGTTCGAGGAGGCCGGTTCGGTGTTCACTAAGTACCCCGAGCTCCAGAACGCAATGGACCTGGAGGGCAACGTCAAAGGGTTCGGGGTGCATGCGGCAGGGTTGGTGCTGAGCACGCAGCCTATTGAGAGTGTGTGTGCCACCATCAAAAAGGAAGTGCCCAAAGGCAGCGGCCACTGGATGACGGTGCTGTCAATGGACAAGCATGACTGTGTGCGGCAGGGGCTTGAGAAGCTTGACCTGCTTGGCCTGAATACGATGGACATGATCGCCGAGGCCTTGCATAACCTAGACATGGACCTGGAGGAACTCTATAACCTGGAGTTGGATGACCCAGAGGTATTGCAAGGGTTCAACGAAAACGATACGGTCGGCATCTTCCAGTTTGATGGCAAGATCACACGCACAGTGACCGCGTCAGTACAGCCTGAAAACTTCACCGAGCTTGCTCTGCTCATTGCACTGGCCAGGCCAGGCCCGCTACATGGTGGTGGTGTGTCCGGGTACATAGAAGCGAAGTTCGGCGGCAAGGAACCGTATATGCACCCGGCACTTGCGGCCATCACCAAGGACACACGTGGCCAGATCATCTTCCAGGAGCAGATCATGAAAATAGTCCACGAGATAGGTGGATTTGACTGGGAGGGTGTGGGCTACATACGCAAGATCATCAGCAAGAAGATGGGGAAGCAGGAGTTCCAAAAGCAGTGGAAAAGGTTTAGGGACGGCGCTCTAGAACTACACAAGCGTGACCCCAATATGCCCGAGATGACCCTAGCCGAAGCACAAGCCATCTGGAACAAGTGCGTGACCGCAGGTGTGTACGCATTCAATGCGGCGCACAGCTTCAGCTATGCCATGATCGCGTACTGGAGCATGTGGCTTAAGCGGAAGCACCCGACCGAGTTCTTTGCAGCCGCCATGATGGTGACCGAACGGTCTAGCAGCAGCGACAAGGGCAAACAGAAGGTTCTGAACCTACGTCGTGACGCCATACGTGGCAAGGGACCACGTAAGCCGACCAAGGTGCTGCCCCCTGACCTGAACAGCGGTGTGCATTGGCTGCCCGAGGGCGACGCCATACGGGCTGGCTGGGAACAGGTGCCCAAAATAGGCGAGAAGACTGCACAGAAGATCGTTGAGTTTGCTACCGACAACGGAGGGCTACATGAGCTGAAGGAAATTGAAAAGGTACACGGCATCGGGGAAGCTGCGGTCAAACGTATTGCCGAGTTCATGGCAAAGGATGACCCGTTTGATGTGTACAAACTCGAACAGACACTGGCCAAGGTGCGTGATGGCCTAGAGGGTATGGGCCTGCCACTACCTACACACACTTCAGAAGAGGTACTTGACGTACAGAAGGGCAAAGTGGTGTGGATGGGTGTGGGTGTGTCACGCAACCTGAAGAACATCTTCGAGGCCCATTTGTCTAAGACAGGAGAGGAGCTTGACCCTGCGACGGTTAAAAGACCAGACCTTTTTGAGCGCGTGGTTATGCACGCTAGAGATGCTGACGACAGTGTGGTGCTCACGTTCAACCGCTTTATATATCCGCAGTTCAAGGAGGCCATATTTGGAATAGACCTTGGCAATGATGTGATCCTTTGCCAGTGTAGGAAGAACAGCTTTGGGGCTGACGAACGATCGTCAATCCTTGAAGTGAAAAAAATGTGGGTCATTCAACCATAAGGAGTTTAGCAATGCCGATTCTACCAAGCAGTCCCATCCCATACATCGTGCTCGCCCTGTTCCTAGGGGCAGCGGTGTTTGCCCTGATCATACTCTGTGCCCTGTGGGCCGGAGGCAAGAGCGACGAGCGCCCCGAGGATATGCCATGGGGCATTCGTATAACGAACAACGAGGTTACGCCAACCGAGTTCGGAATCTACTACAGAGGCTGGCCCTACCACACTGACTGGCTGGCCGTTGACCCGCCCACCTGGGATTGGTAATGATAAAAGAACACACACCCATCTATGATCTTCTGCAAGAGGTCGCAGATGAAATGGAGCAGGCCGAGGCACGCGATGTCAACGGTGTCGAAGAGTGGCTGGACGCACGCGGTATAAGCCAGATGGAGTTTCTAATGTTCAGCAAGGACCTGACTCTGTATATGTTCGGAGCTGATGGTCCACTGACAGAAAACGCACCGGCACAGATACGTACAGCGTTTCAAGTGGGTTATGAGATGGCCGCACGCAAATATGCAAAGGAGGATCCAAGATGAGCGCAGATATGGGCCAGAGGACTAAGCCAATGGTTGACGGCATGTACACCCGTCACCCTCAATATTCAACACCGAAACACAATCACGAACAACTAGTGGCGCTACAGGCAGCACAGGGCCAGCGGTGTAGGCAGAAGGCCATCGCCCGCCAAAACGCAAGAGACATACTATCGAAAAGGTTGGTGTGACAAATGGGTACAGACATTCAAAGATGGGCAGACACGGCCATGTATAGCGCCGAGCCGGTGGAGGGGCTGAGTGTAACACTGCTAGCCGCGACACCAGACCCGCTCGGCTCCATCGCGGCTGCGTCGAACATTTACAAGGGCAAGGTCATACGCAGCAAGACTGACCTGACCGACATCGAACGTGTGGACTTCTTCGAGGACATACAGAAGACACACCTACAGGCACCGCTCGAGTACATGGACCTGCACTTCCTGCTGGAGGGTGTGACGCGCAGTTTCACACATCAGTTGGTGCGGCAGCGTACAGCCGTGTATGCACAGGAGAGCATGCGGTTTGCAGTGAAGGAAGACCTCGTGACCGAGGCTGTCAAGCCGCCCAGCCTGGTAGACAAGGGCGAGAGCGGTGTGTTCAAGAGCAGCAAGGAGCAGGAGATCGCCGTCAGCATCTGGGACGACGCCATTGCACACATCGACGAGGCCTATAAGGTGCTCGTCAATATGGGTGTGCCAGCAGAGGATGCACGCGGGCTTATGCCGCACGCTACACCGACGCGCGTCCACTACAAGACCAATCTGAGAGGGCTGGCTGACCACGCTGGTAACCGCCTGTGTACGCAGGCACAGTTCGAATGGCGAGAAGTGATCGCACTCATGATCAAAGCCATCTACAACTACAGCACTCCGATGGCTGATTTCATGAAGGACGACGGCTGGCAGTTCATGCGCATCGCCGAGAGCAAGCTATTCCAGCCGGTGTGTTTCACACAAGGCAAGTGCCCGTTCAATGCCAGCTTTGACCGTGGCTGTACCATCAGGCCACGTGTGGAAGAGGGTAAGTTCGACGAGATCAGCATGGGCGAGTGGATGCTTGACCCGGCTGCCGCGAGGAGAGACAAATGAGTAATGACCATTGGACAGGAGTAATCCTAGCTGTTGCAGCCATTGGGTTCATCGTGGCTTTAGGTCTGATGATCCATAGCTGTGGCAGTACCATCGAGGTAACGTGCCCCGGTGGCGGTTCAGCAACCATTACCAAGACAGGAGACATCGGTGGTGAAGAAGATACCAAGGGTGTCTGTCAGAAGCTGGAAGAAGGAAGTGAATAATGTTTAGCGATGAGGTGATCGAGAAAGCAATTGACAAGCATTGGGAGACCATCAAATGGATCAAGACTGGTAAGGCAGGGGTACTAGAGGCAACCAAGATCATACTGAAAGAGATCGAGCATGGTGAGTGAGACTATCAAGGCCAAGCACCCTAGGCTAGCGATGATGTGTTACCTGTTCGGCAGGCCCACTGTGGGGCAGGCTATGGGCGAGAGCATGAAGGAGTACATAGAAGCCACCAAGGGCACAGACGCAGCCCCGATTGAGGCACTGGTACTGACAGTGCGCAAGGAGATGGAGTCCCACCCGAAAGTCGGCCGTGGCACCACGTAGGCGTCGCAAGAAGAACGGACGGAAGCGCAGCGATGCGGAGAACGCGCAACGCATGGCGGCGATGCAGCATGCCGAACAGGTGGTGGAAGAGCGCAAAAAGAAGAAAGAGAAAGTAGAATCACGTAGCAAGGAGGACGAAGAACGCATTGAGGCACGCCTCGTTCGAATGCGTATTGACCACGAGGCACGGCGCAGGTTGGCCATTGAGGTTAGTAGACAGAAACCCCTGCAATTGCCAGAGATTGGCTGGCACGCTGGAGAGTTCGTAGACGAAGACGAGGGTATGCCTATACCCGTCATTGAGCACCTGCACTACGAGGGCAACAACACCCTGCTCGTGGCAGAGTTCAAGACAGGCAAGACAACGATGGAGATAAGCCTGGCAGCCGCGCTTGTGGATGAGGAACCGTTTCTGGGTAAGTATGAGACCAACTTCCAGGGCAACATTGCGTTCCTGAACTACGAGATGGACCGTAGGCAGTTCCGCAAATGGCTATCGGAAAGTGAGATCGAGCACATAGACCGCATCATCCCACTGAACCTGCGTGGCTGGCACCTACCGTTCTGGAACGACCTACAGATGTTGGTGCTGGCAGAGTGGCTGGATGAGAACGATGTCAAGCTGATCATCATGGACCCTGCCGCTAGGGCTTGGCGTGGCTTGGTAGATGATGAGAACGACAACACAAAGGTGTCAGAGTTCTTTGGTGCCATAGACGAACTCAAGCGGCTGTCAGACTGCCCCAACCTAATCCTGGCTGTGCATACCCCTCGGGCCGGTGCAGACCGTGCCCGTGGATCGGGTGAGATAGAAGCATGGCCTGACGCTAACTGGTACCTAGGCAAAGTGAAGGGCATCAAGGAGCGGTCGTTCCGGGCAGAGGGTCGTGACGTGCTCGTCGAGGAGATGCTGTTGGGGTTCAACGAGGATATGCGTACCCTTCACGTGGTAGAGGACACGCCTACCCAGATCAAAGGACGCAAGAAGATGCAGGAAGTGGTCGACATCGTGGAGCAGCATGGCATCGTTGAAGGTGTGGGCGCATTGGCATCGCTTTTGAAAGGCAATAACGACGAGAAGAGAGCACGCATCAAAATGGCTGTAGACGAGGGTCTAATCGTCATGCGACCAGACGAGGAATCCAACAAGAAAATATTCGAAATTAAACAGCCATAAAACACCTATACCCCGCCTCCCCTGTTAAGGGGGCGGGTAGGGGGTATGGGTAGCTGTGTGTAAAAGGGTAGGCAGACCTACCCAAACTCAAAGGGCAAAATGACCACAAAATTGATACGTGAAGACGAGCATGCAATTATGGGCATAGACCCCGGTGGCACTACAGGTGTCGCAGCAGCCTATGTGCCGTCGCTAGGTACGTTAAAAGAGAGCCTGCGTGCTGCCAAGCGGAAGAAGAGCGTGGAGGTCAAGGGCACGTGGCTAGAACAGGCCACGACGCTAGCAACATTGATGGTCAGGTTCCAGTACCGGGCCAATGTAGAGCATGGCATTGCGTTGCCGAACATTCACTTCGCCATAGAGGACTACGTGCTGCGTATGCCTGCGACTAACAAGAACTTGATTCCGGTGTGGGTGGCAGCGGCAACGGCTGCCCTCTACATCGGGGTGCAGGCGTTCCGTGATGAATTTGCATTTGAGATAAGCGAGCCAAAGGCAGCAGACATTACCTGGCAACAGCCATCGCAGATCAAGTCGTTCGCCACAAATGATCGGCTAAAATTGTGGGGCATCTACACGACAGGCTCTGAACACGAACGTGACGCATGGCGGCATGTAGCACTAAAGGCCAATTCAGTTATCTAAGGTGGTTACACATGAATTCACCACAAGAGAACAGACGTAAGGTTGCGACGGGTGCTAATGCGCCTATAGAAAACACAAGGCGAGGCGGCGATGAACAGTGGAGTCGCATGCTGCTTGACATCAACGACATGAAATACGCTGATGCATTGGGTGGTGTGAATATCAAACCATCGCCGTCTGGACAACGTCGGTTGCCACATAGGAGGCATTTCTAATGGACATTACCAAATTGCCGCAGGATAAGTTCCTGACAGAGATAGAGAAGCGGGAAGACATCTTGCGCGAAGAGCTGATGGGCGACGAAGTGCGTGTGAGGTTTAATGGCTACAGGAAGATGATCAAGGCCACAGTGGTTGCACGTAAGCGGCCTGACTACAGCAGCGTCGGGCCAGAGTGGCGCATTGGGTTCACGTATGGCAGGGGTCACCAGGGGCAGCAGCTTGCACGGTGCCGCAGGCTAGACGTGAACACCGACAACGGCTGGCGCACGGTCTGGGATGACGGCATTGGTGAATTTGCCGAGTGGCAGGCCAAGGGCATCAAGCTGCCTAGCTGCCCAAAGTGGCGGAGCGGCACGCTCGGCTAAGCTGTGCCTGTCTGCGCACGCGCCTGCTGGGGTCGGCGTGCCAGGCAGCGCGAGGTCCGGCTCTCTTGCTTGGCAGCCGGGCCTCGCCCCCTGCCTGCGGCGCAGGGAAAACTCTGGTAGCTTGGTGGCCGTCAAGCAAAGCGTGCCCAGCCGGGCACGGCATACCAAGGAGAAAAATCACATGGCACGTAAAGCCAAAGGACGCAAAGCCGCCAAAGGCAAAGGACGGAAACGTTCACGCCAAGGCACAGAGGCAACGGGTGGGTCCAGCAAGTGGGCAAAGTTCAACACGAACAGCCTGGAGCGCCGCATGGGTACCCGCAAGGAGGGTCGCTGTCAGCTCTGCCTGACCAAGGCTGATCTGGACGACCAGTACACGGTCGTCAACGACCTGGACGCTGGCACGGTGAAGAAAGCCAAGAATGCCAGCGCCGAGAAGAACGAGCACCTGTCGCACTACTGCGGCGACTGTGCTGACAAGCGTGTCGCGCGCAAGGAATACTGGATGGAGAATGTCCGCGAGGCATCCGGTCCAGACCAGCGTGGCAAGTCGGGCGGCAGCAAAAAGAAAACCGCCAAAAAGAAAAGGGTGCGAAAAGGCAAAGGCACCAAAGGCAAAGGCAAAGGCAAGAAAGCGGCAGCCAAAGGCAAGGCACCGCGCAAGCGCACCCGCAAGACGCGGGCCAAGAGCGACGCCAAGCCCAAACGGCAGCGGCGCACGGCCAAGGCCAAGGCGGCTGAGGCGGACGGCGACGACGAGCCCTTCTAGGCCCGTTGCGGCGCAGTGAATTTGGCACAGGGGCTGGCCTTCGGGCTGGCCCTTGTGCTATTTGGCACAAACTTCTTGACGGCACGTTGCAAGGTGCCGTGAGTTCTGATAGCCTTGCGGCATGGCCGCAAGCCACAAACCAAGCCAAGCACAATCAGGAGGTTACCAAGTGAACACCGATACCCACACCATCGACATCAGCCAGCTAGTTCGGGGCAATGAGATTCGCGTCAGCGTCCATCGGCGCTACGGCGAAGAAGCCGAGTGTGCCGATAGCTGGACTGCCTACGTTTGGGACGTCATGCCCGAACAGGACCAGATCGCCATCGTCAACAACGATCCGGCCACCATCACCGACCCGACGCCAACCTGCCGGTTCATCAGCCGGGAAGGTGCCAACGACGGAGGGCACGACCCAAGCCACACCGACACGCAGAAGTACGCCAAGACCGAGGACGGTTGCTGGCACCCAATCACCAACGAGCACCCGGCTGTGGTTGCTAAGCAGGTGGAGGCCATTCGCGAGCGCAAGATTCAAAAGGCACTGCGGCTCACCGCCAAGGTGCGCAAGGTGGCCTACAAAGACCGCGACAAGCTGACGGCCGAACTGACCGAGGTCATCAACGAGCTCAGCTTCTTCCGGGTAGGTGGCTGAGCATGGCTGCTAGCAAGATCATCGACAAAGTACGCAAGCTGCTTGAACTGGCAGACGAGACCAGGGGAGGCACAGAGGCAGAGCGCAACTTGGCAGCCGAAAGGGCTGCCGAGTTGATGGCCAAGCACAATCTCGCGCAAGGCGACCTCACCGGGCAGAGCGCACCCGGTGAGGTCGGCGACGACGTACAGCACATTTCAGGCAGCATGGATTTCTGGAAGGTCACGCTTGCCTGCGCCATTGGCCGCGTGAGCATGGTGGATTCGTTCTACGTCAAACGTGCAAGGTTCGCATGGGACCTGCACATGATCGGTAGGCAAGACAACGTGACCTACGTGCAGACGCTGTGCCAGCACTTGATCCCCTGGCTGGAGCAGGAGCAGAAGGATGCGTACAAAGCAGCACGTGAGATTGACCCGACTGTAAAGCCGCGCAGCTTTGGCATGGCCTTTTACGAGGCAGCCTGCTACGAGATACAGGGCAGGTGCCGCAAGCTGCGTGACAGCACGTTTGAAGGCTCGGGCATGGAACTGATCAAAAACGAGGAGGCGGCAAACAAACAATTCATGTTGGAGAAGGGCCACAATGTTCGGCCTAGTGGCAAGCGCGGTCACGGCAGCGCACGTGGCCACGCGGCAGGACGCAAGGCAGGCAGTGAAGCTGACCTGCTCCCCGGCAAGAAGCTCAACAGCTAACGGAGGTTACAAACCATGAGCATCCAAGACAGGTTCAACACAATCACCGGCCGCGATGGTGCGGCCATACACCACTACTTTGCACCGGGCACTGAGTTCTGGTTTAGGTGGGAGGGGCCGGAATGGCTGGTTGTCGCACAGGTGCCTAACCCACACGTGGAC